CATGTTCTGATATTGAGAACAATCCTAGCAAAACCATTTGCCTGAAGTTTCTGGATTTTTTGACTAAATTTAAAGAAATATCCTGAGGAGATAAGTCCTCAAGATAAGTCACGTTTAAATCTACATCTGTTAGATGTACCGATTGCCCTGTATGATTAATGAATTTCATACATTATAATCGGAAACTGTTTATATTATGTTTTTAAATTAATAAAAATGAATGCCTTTCCCCCCAGGCCATTTGATCCTGTTCCCAAATTGTTGGATTTGTTAGCTCCAGTAGAATTGTTTGCGAGCATTAGGGACAAGCTTTTGGTCTACATTGGTATTCCAGATTGTAACTGCTTGATCGTATGCTCCAAGTTCTCTTAACTCTTCCGCCAACTGTCTTATTTGGTTATAAGAATTGCTTCCTGCGCTGTAATATCTGTGGTCATCAGAATACTGATATGTTAAGTCATGACTAGATACCATTCTAGAAAACTGATCTAGCTTTTGAGCTAAGTCATCGTCGTGCATTTCTTCTTGGGCAGCTTTGAACAAAACAGTTCTCTTTGAAGCTCTCTGTTCAAATTGACCTTCCCATCTATCTTGGGCTCTATCAATTTCGTAATCGCTTGGATCTGGCTCTACGCCATAATAATCATCATCAGTAAAATCTATATCTTCGTTTTCTTCGTCTTCAATTTCATCATCTTCTGGGTCTTCTTGGGCAGATTTAAAAATACTAACACCTTCTTGAGCAGACTTAAATACATCAAATAAAAAGTTGCTTTTCTTTTCAGGCACACAATTAGGAACTTCTTTACCGTTCTTGTCCTTCATGCCTACCATTTCATAACCCTTCCAGCAAGGATCTCCGTCTTTCATGTCTTTGGAGTCTTCTTTGACTTTTTCTACGCATCTGTCAAACTTATCTTCTGCGTGTTCATCCCAATCAGCCTTTGGGCCTTCTGTCCCTTGAATAGAATCCATGCAGATAGGATAGGCCTTATCTGGTCCTTTTGTTTTAGATTTTTTTGAGAATATTTTTTTCATTATTTATCCTAAAATTTCAAGTAGACCAGGATCACTTGTATCTACTCCGTTCATTTTACAATAAGCTCGGAGCTGGCCTTTTGCTTGCTCATTTCCTAGTCTAGCAGAGTTGTACAGATTAGCGAACTCTGGATCTCGCATCCAGTATCCAAGAGTTTTCTTTCCTTCTCCTCTATCATTGACTTGATCTATGGCAAATTGCGTTTCATTAGCCTGAGCATCAGAAGGGTTAACTGATACTCCTTGTGCTTCCTTCAGCCATCCAGCTTGTTTGCCAATTCTCTTCCACTCTTGTTCAGAGATTTTAAACTTATAGCCATTGGCTGTTTTAATTAACTGCGAACCTTGTTTGCTTGAGTATTTTTTCATAATTGTATCCTTTTTATTTACCAATTACCTTTGTTTTCTTTTTCTTCATATATATATCCATCTCCCGTAAATCGATCAGGAGAATCTTGGATGGTGCTTTCGTCTGCTATAATTACCCAATAACCGTCTGTGTCTCTTTGATTATGACTAAACGCATTGAGTTCTGTCCATCCTTTTGCACTTTCATAAGATTTAAAAGGCCCTGTTCTATCGCCTTCTCTTCCATCTGGGAACAAATAGTCTACTGCTATAACTTTCCCTGGGGGCAATTCTCCTGGTTCTGATTCTATAACTGTAAAATCATCAAAGTTAGATGCAGATTTAAGCCAACCAGCCTGTTTTCCAATTCTCTTCCATTCATCTTGAGAGATTTGAAATTTGTAACCATTGGCTGTTTTGATTAATTGCGATCCTTGTTTGCTTGAGTATTTTTTCATAATATATTCCTTATGTTTTAAAATATTAAAATGAACTCGCCAAGCGTTAACTTGACGAGCCATGTATTATTTCTTTTTGTTTAGCTTTGCAATTTGAGCAAGTAGCATGTCTTTAAAAGCCATTCCTAATGCTACTCCTAATGCAAAGCAGAGTATTCCAACTAATAAAGCCATAACAGGCCTCCTTATAAATTACCCCTTAGACGGGTCAGCAATAACCCTTTCACTGTTACCAGCATTCTTGACATCAGTTAGGACTAGGTCAGTTGCTTTTGCTATCTTAAGTCTTATGGTTGTAGCATCGCTCCATCTTCCTCTATAGTAGGTTCTAGCCTTAAGAACAGTTTCTGAGCTACCAGTTTTGTCCATTTGAAGTCTAATTGCTTCTGCGCTACTGTCAATTCCCCATCTGTAATACTTGGTTCTGGAAGGGTCTTTTCCATTTACTGTGTAACGGATTTCAGCGGCATCAGTCTGAGGGCTGTCATTAAGAACACCAGCAAGATCGCCGTAGAAGGTTGGCCTGCTGCTTGGTGGGAATGTATTTGCTCTAGTTCTCATAGGAACGCCTGCTGATGTCATGGTAAGGTCAACATATCCAGAAAAGACCATAGACTGCTCTATGCTGCCATCTTCGATGGAAAAAGTCTTTGTAGAAGCGTTGTTTGGATCAGTAGAGTCAAGAACTCTAGCTCTAACGGACCATGTGCCGTCTGTTACGTTTTTTCTGCTGTCGTTGCTCAACCTTGGGCCTGTTAAGCCAATGGTTGGGGCTACTAGTTTAGCTACTCTTTGATTTGCCATGTTTGTATCTCCAATTATATCTTAAAAATAAGAACTTAATTTATAATTACTAATTTATATAGTATTTCCTTTATTCCTGTATGAAATTTTCCTATTCTAAATCAATTTCTTGTATATTATTTTCTTTTCTAGCTTTTAATACCTCTTGTCTGATTTTTTCAGCTATATTTTTATAGTTTTTTATGTATCTCATTTCTACTTTTGGACATGTTTTGTCATTGGTTATTAGCGTTATTTTTCCTATTTTAAACCAATTAAATAGAAAAAAAGAAGAAGTAGATATGTCTTGAACTCTAAATAATTCAATAAATTCTTCTTTTTTTAACCATGTTCCATCTTCAATCTTTAGCTGTCCATCTGATATGATATATATAGGGCTTGTACTGCTCATAGATTTAAATACAATGCATATGGCAGATACTACGGCTAAGACTGCAAAAGTAGTAGAAGAAAAGAATAAAGATATTCCTATGGTCACAACGGTGGCAAGAGACAGCCCCAATATAGACCAAAAATCTATTATTTTTGAAGGCTTTAATTTGTTGTTCATTGTCAAGGTCCTATCTTCTGTATTTCTTCTATAAACATTTTTGCTATCTTTTTATTGCCAGTAGAATTAGGATGAATTTCATCCTGCCACTCATCTTCTCCAACAACGCCCCTAGTGTCTATTAGAACAAATCTTTCATGCTCTTGACTTAGCTCGTATAGCATGTCTGCAAAAGAATCAATTAAATATTGAACCACTGCTTTCTGCTCGTTTTTATCATGGCAATTGTGAGCTTCTAATATAGGTTTGACCCAGGGGCCAGATACGGGAATTACTCTAAACAATTTTGCAGCAACATCAGATGGCACAACATAATCATAACAATCAACCATAATAGTAGTATATGGAGAATAATCATCTCTTATTGCTATCAGGTCTTTGTAGACACACTTTAAGAGATTTATTTTGTTTTCTACTCTTTCTTTAATAATATAGTCTTGATTTTCAACTGGAACCCTAAGAAGCTCATCCATATCTGGGCCAATAATATCATTCCCGCCTGCGCTAAAAAGCAAAGCGTCAAAATTATAATTAGAAAGATAACTTCTAAGTTTGACCTTCTGTTTGCCAGACATTATTTGCAAGAGTTCATCGCCGCTGTTCTCTACTCTAAGCAAATTATAATTAGTTAAATCTTCGATGTGATCTACTATATTTGTTCCTATTGGTAAGTGAAACCATGAGTCCCCTTCTGTCAATACTCGTTTAACATTTGGTTTTCTTTTAATGTTCTTTTTAAATTTCCTTAATCTTGCTGACATAAAAATCCTCACTAACAAGGGTTCAACAGTTATCTTGACCTAAATTTCCTCTTAATTTTTTCTATTGCCGTCTTCTGTTGACCATTCAATCCAACAATGTTTTTGACATCTACAAAACCATTGTTCCCTATAGTAATTAAAACTAGACCGTTTCTAAGAACCTCTTCTGCATATGCGTTAGAGTTAACGTTTTGATTTTTAACTAATATACCATGTTTGGCGGCAACGTGCGGAAGGCAGTCTCTGAATTGCTTTTTAGGACAAGGAAATAATTGTCCGTTAGTGCCCATTATATACTTTCCTATTCCTAAGCCTGCTTTCTTGTACCAACTCATCTTTTTAGCTCCTGTCTTTCACAGGGCCAGTTTCTTATTATATTAGCAGCCTTGCCCCACGCTTTAACTTTAATTAACTGATTCAATAGACTGAGATTCTTAGGGTCATATCCTGGACAGAAATATCTTTTTCCGTCTATGTATGCAACAACGCCTTCGTTGCTCCAAGAAGATACGACTACTGATTGAGCTTCAGACTGTTTGAACAAATACCAGTTCATTATTCTCCTATTTCTTCAATGATGTCTAAGAACAATCCCGCCTGAGGTACGTCTTCTGGATTTCTGCCTGCTCTATGCAATGCGTCAAGTAGTTCGTTCACGGTAAATAGCATATTAACTTCACCATTTTTAAATGCGTTGTCTGCTGCTAGCTTTCCAAACTTTTCTGTCATCTTAGCCTTAAGATATTCTTTCTCTTCTGTAGATTGTATTCTAACAGCAAAGTAGAATTTATTAGCAGCTTGATGCGCGTCTTGGTTGATAACAGTCTTTAGTTTAGTAGTTCTTTCTGCTTTTGCTTCTTTTCCATTTAAATCTTTTGCCATAATATTTCTCCTTAAAAATATTTAATGTTAATGTCTTGTCCAAATCTTTCATATAATTTGTTTTCTAATTGTTTCTTTTGATAATCAGCGTCAGTTGACACAAAACTAGGATGAGCAACTACTGAAACCAGCTTAGACTGAGGGTTAAATCTTCCTTTAAAAAAGTGACGCCCACTTCCTGGTCCAAATGACTTATTATGTGTCATTCTAGAAGTTTCACTCTCTGCTTCATCAACAATTAAATTTACACCATCATATATCCAGACCGTATCTCCAGGCCTATGCATGGTATGGTAATTATAGTTTACAGATTGTGCAATTCTATACCAGTTCATCTTTAATCTCTTCTAATTTTCTTTTAAGAGCCTTATACTCTCTAATTTTTTGATTGTGATTCTCTAAAATCATTTCCCTTAATTCTGGTTCAATATCCTCTCTTTTTAAAAATTGATAGCTTTTTCTCAAGCTTTTCTCTAGACTATCTAGTCGTTTAATTTCTTCGCTCTTATACCAGTTCATATAACATTATTCTAGATTTAATAATAAAAACCTTTAATATAAAAGACGAGGATTCATCCTCGTCTTTTATATTATTATGCGATTATTGATATGATTAAATTAAGTCACAATTCATACACCCAACGCTTCTTGCCGCAATCCCAGATGCGATACAAGCCCCTCTCAATACACCAGTCTCGCTCTGTCATTCCTTCAGGACAACCAGTCGCTTTCTTTTGCTGAGACTGCTTTGTCTTGTAGCATTTGTTCGCCATGTCCCAGTAGAAGTAATCTGGGCTCATTTCTTCTTCCATAATGAACCCAAGCGTCTCATAGATACGCCCCTCAGTCCACGCATTATCTGACCAACTGATAATTTTGTTGTATCCCTCTTCTTTAGCCCACTGCGTCATTGCCTTGAACATCTTGTTAGCCCCACCAGCGATATTGACGCCGCTCTTGAAACACATTCTACTCAAGACAATTGACGATTCATTGCTCTTGCGATGGTGTCCCGCAGCGAGCGTACTGGCTACAACCTCGCCGCCATAAATGAGGTTGAAGTATTTTCCATTTGGAGGATTCCTTTTCAGCCCCTGTATGTGGTTGTTCTCTATGAATTCTTTGGCATCTGAGTTATCAACAGAGCATTTGCGAGCCATGATCTTATTTTGATTGCATCCTAAAGAGTTTCTTATAAATGAAACAAATTGCTTCTCTCTTGCATACCATTGGTGTTCAAAGATATGAATAAGACGAATACCTTTGGACTGACACTTGCGAGTCTTACGAAGGTGCTTTAGCTTTGCTTTCTCAGGCTCGCACATGACTTCAGAATGCCAATGACTTCCATTGAACTCAATTGCCAATTGCTTTTCAGGATAATAGATGTCAAGTTCTAAAGGCGTAATGATTTGTCTTGTGTTTTGCTCTGTCTTTCCGTCAAACCCTATGGCATCTACAACCTTCTTTTGAGCCTGATACTTGGGGAAGTTGTACGTTTCATAGTATTTGTCTTTGAACTCATCTTTTATTAATGTTGCTGTGAGGCTATTGTATGGAACATCAAACTTCTTAGAGACATCATCGAGCGTAACATCTTGCTGGCCAAGATAGTCCCAAAACTCGTCGCCTCGCATGAGATTGATAAGTTTGTATCTATCATTTTCATCAATTTGAACTGTTTTATCAAAGACCTTTGCTGCTCGCTTGACGCGCTCAGGATCTTTCATATGGTGGTCAACGCCTATCTCTTGCAGATTCTTTTTACGTATTTTCTCTTTTATTTCTTCAGATTGAAATGGATTTCTTACACCATACTTTTTCAAGTTTGTCTTTTCAATCTTAGATTGAGCTTTCTTTCTGCCAACAGATATGCGATTGTTAAGCGTCTCTTGCGAAATGTTCTTAGTTCTATTCTCTTGAGCTTTCTTCCTAATCTCTTTGTTGGCAAACGGAGAGCCTGAGATAGACTGCTCTTTTAACCTACAAGCCTTATGACATGCTGAGCCAGATTTCTTGAGGTTAGCCCCATATACCCTGTGAGGCTCGCCACAGAAGCGGCAGGTCGCCCAAACATGCTTCTTTTGATATCCAACCTCATTGGGATTGAAGCCCTCTTCTTCTAACGTCTTTTCAGCGAGGACTACGGAGTCATAATTATGTATCTTTCTTTCAGCCATAAAGGTAATATACGAACAAATTATTCACTTTCCTTTTAATATGAAAAATAAAAAAGAGGGCTTAAAAGCCCTCTTTTTTATTTTGTTTTAAGCTAATCTAAAGATTAGGTTGCAGCAGTTACTTCAATTTTGGCAACTGCGTAGTCGTTAACGACTACAACACCAACTTCTTCGTAGATAACCCAGCCCAAGCGAAGCTTTTTGGGATCATCTGCTGGAAGAACAGTGATGTCCTGACGGATTGGGAATGCACCCACGGTGTCAGGGGAAGCAACTACAAGAACAACATCAGGATCCATTCTGGAAGAAACGTGGATGTTTGCAGTCCAGATGTGGCCGTAAAGACCAGTGGTGATGATTTCTCTTTGGGTTGCTTCATCATAGAAGTCCTTACCGAAGATTCTAACAGCGGCGAACTGTCTTGCGTGCATGACAACCTTGGTGGTTACCAAGTCGTGCTGCTCTACAAGAGAGAATGCAGAGTTAAGAGCCTGAGGGGTAAGAGTACCAACGTTAGTAACGATCTGGTCGTTACGGTTGTCAGCGGCAGCGATAAGAGCGCCGAAGATGTTGGAGTCTTCTTCTTTTTGGATTGCTTCCTTAGCCTTGATTTGGGCTCTGTCTACGATGTAGAATCTACGAGCTTTGATCTCGGAAAGTCTCACGGTTGGGTGAGCAGCAATTTCGAAGGTTGGAACAAGAATTTCTTCGCCTTCTACGATTTGGTCAGGTACAGCACCTCTACGTGCGATTACGTATCCAACAGAAGCAACATCTCTCTCGTAACGAGCAAGAGCGCCTTGTGGAAGTTCATCGACAAGAAGTAGCTTTCTACCAACGGCTTGGTATTCAAGCGATCTTCTGATTGGCTCAACCATTGCTTGGGCCAATACGACACGACCTTCGTCGGTCTGTAGTGCAGCAGCTAGTACTGCTTCCTTTTCATTTTCGGTTAATCCGTTTTTTGCAAAAGCCATAGCTTTATCTCCTTTGTTTTTATAGCACCTTTATAGGTTCTAGTTGTTTCCTAAAAATTGTGAATAAACGTTAAATTACACGGTTAGCTTGAAGGTTAGGTAGTTACCTAGGCTCAAGGAACCGTCAGTTGTGTCAGTTCCTGGGACACCACTTGGGTATGCCTTAGGAGCTTCAACGATTACACCAAGGGCGTCACCGCCGCCACCAGTGGTTACGATACCAGCAGTTGCAGATACGTTTACGGTTCCACCTACGGTGTAGGTTTGGCCAGTATCATACTGGTCAGTTGCGAACTTACCGCCGCCTGTGTAGACAGTGATAAGGCCAGAGGCTAGAGTTTCATCGAACAGGTCGGAAACTCTGTTGCCAGTAGAACGAGTTCTAGCAACTGGGTTGGTTACTGGTCCGTTAGCGCCAATGACTAGGTCAGATGCGTAAGGGGTGCCAGCCTGAGTGTTAGACTGTGTATCACCAGCAAGGCCATAGGCATTGGTGGTTCCACCTGTAGCAGATGGAGCGGCAACAGTCTTGGTTCCGCTTGTAGTTAGGCCTACTACCATACCTTCTACGATATCGGTAGTAAAGTCTGGATCGACTTCAATCTGGTCGGCTACTACGTGGTAAATTTCGATTAGTCCCATAATATTATCTCCTTAGATTATTTGAACTTTCTGAATAAATCTTCGTTTGTTAATGCTGCTTCTTCCGATTGAGTATGTAGTTTGAACATTCCCATGATTTGCTCTTTCAAGCCTGGTTCTTGCTGTTCATTTACACTTGCAGTCTTTTCCATGACTATGGCTTTCTCGAAGCCATCAGGCCCTGATGGTAACCCAGGCTGAGGAGCTAGAGCTAATGTTTCAATTGCTTCTAGTGCCTCGGTAGTGAATCCAGAAAGTTCAGCGATCTTGGCTGGAAGGTCACCAACTTGGATCTTTCCAGCTTGAAGAAGCTTGCCAGCAACCTTAGTTGCCTTTTCTGAACCAGCTACCTTGGGTTCTGAACTGCCACTAGCAGTTACAGAGCTATTATTGCTTGAAATGCCTTGCATTTCATCTGTCTTTTCAGACTTAATTTTATCATTGTCCTTTTCATGTCCCATTCTTGCATCAGCAGTAGGAACATCAGGAGTGTCTTTTTCAGTTGGTCTGTCACCAATGCTGTCTTTTTCGTTTCCTAGGAATTGGTCTGCATCTTTAGCAGTTCCTTCTGGGTACTTTTCTGCCTTTGGAACAGATCCGATGCTATCTTTTTCTCCACCCATCATGGATGAGTCGCCAGCACTATGAGGCTTAGTGTCTTCATCGTCTTGGTTTTGCTTTACTTCAACCTTGGATTCATTTGCTTCTTTGATCTTTAGAATGTTTTCTGCAAGAGCAGTTAGTCTATCCTTAGTAGAAGCAGACTTGCCTTGTCCATCAGTTCCGCCAGTTGCCTTGTCAGTTAATTCGCTGTCAAGTTCTTCTTCTCCCATCTTTGCATCGCCAGTGTGAACATCTGCATGCTCTTCCTTAGTCAACTCTTTGTTGTCTTTTTCGTGCTTGATGGTAGCGTCTCCGCTTGGAACCTTTGGGCTATCTGCTGAGAATGATTCTTCAGCACCCATTGAACTGTTTTTCCAGTCAGCGGCACCAGCATCTTTAGCAGCATCTTGTGCTGTTTCGACGCTAACTTTGCCTGCTTGCTTTTGAAGAGCAGCCATTACCGTAGAAAGATCTAGGTTAACTTCTCCAACTTTTCCTACTCTGCCTCTTCTCAAGTTGCTTGCCTCCTGGTACATTTTCATTTCCTGTTCGTCTTCATCCTCTTCGCCGACCTTTTCGACGCGCCCTTCTTCGTTTTCAAGATCATGGACTCCTGGGATTGAATCGGTTGTATCTTCTTTATTGTCATCATCTTCTGAATTTCCTTCTTTTTCTTCCATATTTTCTTCAATTTTTTCTCTTCTGTTGCCAAGATATTCATCAGAGTCATCTACATCGCCATCGTTGTCGATGTCATCATCTTCTTCTCCAACTGGATCTAAAGCATCTTTCTCACCGCATTCCATGGCTTTTTCTTCTTCTGGAGCGTCCATCATTTCTTTTTCTTCTGGATCACAGCATCCTTCCATAGACTTGTCTTCGATGACTTCGTCTACGATTTCTGCTGCGCCAACTTCTGGACTTTCAGGAGTTTCTTCTACAAGAGTTTCTCCGTCTAACTCTCCATCAGCAAGAATATCTTCTGCAACTTCATCAGCATCATGATGCTCTTCTGCTGCAATTTCTTCTGCCGAATCGCCTAGTTCTGCGTCTAGGGCTCTGTCTACTTCTTCGACCTTGCCAAGATTCTTGACTAGAGTTACTAGAGCATCAGTTACTTCCTCTCCGCTCTTGTCATCATCAAATGGATCGGTGTCATCAGATGGATCATTGTCTGGACCCATTGGGCCTTCTTCGATTTCAATTATAGCAACTTCATCAGCTAGATTGTCATCAAACTGGGCGTAAAGATCACGCAGCTTGTCGCAAGCAAATTCTGCCTGCTTCATTGTGAAGCCTTCTCTGATTCTGTCTTCTTTGCATTCTTCGCAACCATCTTTTTCTGACCAAATATCTGCAACTTTCATCACAGCTATTGTAGAATTAATTCCTGCGGTCTTCATTCTTTCGCATACACATTCTGCAAGAGGCTTGCCTTCACAAGGTCCGCTTAGAGCAAGTGCGTTCTCGCCATATCTTCTAGCGATCTTTTCCATGCACTCTTCAGTTGGGAACTTGTCTTCGCTTTGTACTTGAGCAGTCTTAACGATAGACTCAACAATACTTTCTTGGGCAGAAGCAGTCTTAACAGTTTCTAGAAGATTCTTTTCCTTAAGATCAATTACAACCTTAGCCTTTTCAGACCAATCCATGCTTTCGAATGCTTCGGTTTCAATTCCAGCCTTCTTAAGAACGCTAGCAAATGCCTTCTTGCTTCTGCTGCAAGAATCGCATCCAGCACTAGTTAGAGGGCTTACTGGATTCCAAGATAACTGAGCATAGATGTTCTTAGGGTCTTTGGAATCAGCTAGGATTTCGTAGTCATAAGTAATATTTGTGTCTTTGCAAAGCATAGTTCCTTCTAGAGCATTGCCAGCAACTCTTACAGTGTTAGTAGAGCCAGTAATTGGGCTTACAGAAGCAGGAGCCTTGCCAGCCTTCTTGGCAATTTCAGGAGTGATCTTTACAGTGGTAGCAAACTTGGTGAATTTGATTCCTTCTTCGCTTGCTGCTGCGGCTGGCATTCCGCCACCCATTCCAGCATCCATTCCAGGACCCATGGTTGGGGCTTCTTCTGGAAGCTCTACTCCTTCACCAGCAAAATCTTCTTCTTTGTCTTCACCATCTTCAGATTCTTCAATAAGACCTGGGTACTTAGTGATTTCCAAAAGAACCTTGTAGTTGAATTCAGCGCCACAATTGTTGCACTTGCCCTTCCCGTCAACAATGTCAACATCTTCAGATCCACAAACTGGGCATACAGCACCAGGAGGCTTAGGCATCTTGTCATCGTCTTCCATAGAGGCGTCTTGCTCTTCCATAGGGGAGTCTTCAAAACTTTCTACTGGACTTCCCATTCCCATGCCCATACCGTCAGCTCCAGGAGCTGCTGCTCCCATGCCAGCACCAGGAGCCTGAGAAGCACCTGCTTGTCCACCCATTTCTCCACCGAACAACTGAGCTTCTCTAAGCATCTTTTCTCTCTTAGCTGCTCTTACTTCTTTTTCGCTAGAAGCAGTCTTGGTAATTTTGCCTTCTTTTGCTGCTTCTTTATTAAGAGAATTGTTAAGGCTAGCAAGAGCAACCTTTTCGTCTTCTGTAAGCTTAGAAGTTTCTTTTACAAACGCAAAGGCCATATCGTTGTCATCAGTTTCAATCTTTAGAAGAGAAAGATCAACGTCATCGCCAATTTCTCCTCTAACTCCTGCAAAAGCAAGAGCGCGAGCCTGCTTTACAAACTGTTCTTTATTATCAGTGCTTGCCGAAACTTCGGAAAGAGGGAATACAAACTCGTATTCGCCATCTGGATCACGATCTAGAACTTCAAGAGCCTTCTCAATTTGAGCCTTCTTGCTTAGAGTAGTTTCTTCTTTCTTGGATTCTTTCTTCTGCTTAGATAATTCTTCAGCCTTCTTAAAGGACTTGTCATTGTCTAGAACAGAAGCAACAGTATCAATAAGGTCAGAAGCAGACATGTCTTCTAGGTTTCCAGCCATAGATAGCATAAGAGCGTCTACAGGAGAAATTTGAGAAGCAGTCTTAATTCCAAAGTAGTTAAATCTTTCGCTTTCAGATGCAAGAGACTCTTTCTTATAAGGAGCAGCGTTAACAAGAACGCCAGCGGTTGCTTTGTCCTTTTCTGCGCTGATTGTTGCAATTGCCTTCTTTAATTCATTAGGGGTTTTGCCGTAGTTACGGATAGTATCTGCTACAGATTCCATAGCAGACTTAATTAGTCTATCAATATTATCTTGGAAAGCCCATCTTTCTAGGGTCATTGGTTGATCTTCGAACTGCTTCTCAGTAATTACTTCAGGAAGGATATATCTGTGGTGAGAAAGAAAATCTCCAAGTTGCTTCTCAGTAATATGTTCACTTTGGTCAGTGTTTAACTGTGCGCCAACTGCTCTAGAAATGTCAGTCCATTGCTTTTCGGTGATAACGTCAGGAAGCTGGTCCCATCTGCAAATGCATCCACTTTGAATGGTTTCAAGCTGTTTCTCAGTAATAACTTCGTAAGCTTCTGTTCTCTTAAGAGGAGTTTCAGTTGTAGTGCGATTTACATCTGGGGTATCTGATAGCTGTTTCTCAACAATTACTTCAGGAGAATATACATCTCTAGAACCTGCGTAATCGTCACCAGATTTCTCTGCTAACTGCTTTTCAGTAATGTGGTCCGTACTTTGATGTCCTTCAACACCATAAGCGGCCTCTTTAACTTGTTCGCCTTCTGTATTTCCTTGTTTTTCTGCCATTTTTTGGGACTCCATTTCTGATTGTGTTGTTAAAGTTTTATTTTCAGCGTTGTTAGCAGACAACCCTGCTTCTCGTTGTTTTCTACTCTCTGTAGAAAAATCCTTTATTTTTTTCTCATTTTCGGCAAACTTAGGCTTCGTCACACTTCCTATTCCCTGCTCTAAACCACCAGACTCAAAGGATGTGGGTTGTGGAGGAGCGGTCTGTTTCTGCTGCTGTTCTGGTGTAACTCCTGATTCTACAGATGTTTCTGATCCTTCTAGTGTAGAAACATTTGCATTATTTATTGATTGAATATCTGGAGATGGCAACTGGGCATATCCATTATCGATTAGTTCATCAGTTACAGATTGAATGTCAGATAGAGATTTAACTAGATCAGACACATATTCCATGGAAACATGCTCTTTTTGTGCCATCATAGACTTGGCTACTTTTTCAAGCTTATCCATTGCAGCAGTTAGCTCATTAAGCTCGTCTTTGCCAGCGTATTTTTTCAAATTGCAAGCCCCAGTGCTGCAAGAGGCAACTTTCTTAAAATTGCCAAATACTTCAACTGCACTAGCGACTTTCTGTTGAATTGTGCCAGTATTAAGAACTTCTTGAACTAAGCACTCAGGGCAAGCTGGGTTTACTACGAAAGAATCTTCGATAAATCTAATGCCAAAGTTGTGTTCATAAACTTTCTGAGATTCGTGAACAATGTTTCCATCAGAGTCTGTAGCTACTTTGATTGGACATTTGTCATAGCCCTTAAGAGTAACGCCGTTTTCGCCGTATGCATTCTTTACTTTTCCAGAGAATGTTCTATTCTTTTGATTTCTAACGTGTGTGCAGTAGTGGTCTGGAGTTTCTGCAACATTAAGGCAAACAGAGCATACAGAAGCTTCTACAGAGCATCCCATAGATGTTCCAATGATGTAACCTTCTTCGATTCCTCTTGCCAGAGAAGGATAAGCAATAGAATCTACCATGTTAATAGTGTAGATTCCGCCAACCTCTTCGTCGTACCAAGCGTGTACAACTTTGCCTCTGGCGTTTTCAATATTATCGTTTTGGTGGTTGCAGAAGACAGGGACGCCAATGAAGGTATGAGCAGACTTCTTTAGTTCCTCTTCTGGGAATGCGTCACCATTTTCGTTGACTTCATTCTTTTTGATTGCTAATACTTTTGTGTATAAGAAATCTGGATTTTTGTTTATTTCGGCTTCAATATCAAAGCCGTTTAAATCGATTTCACCTTTGTAAAGTTTTGCTGACTTTTCTAGTGGTTTTTTAAATTCATCAGAGAATACATCCCATCCATTGCCGCTGGGTACGTTCAGGGCTGCAATATCATGTTTCGTTTCATGTTCAAAGCCGTGAACTTCACCGCTTGCTTTTTTAATAAAACCCATAATTTCATCCTTATGTTAAAAGTATACAACTGCTCATTTATCTACATTGGAAATAAAGAGTTAAAAATCCTTTATTTAATTAGCCTTTTATGAAGGGCTTTTTAGTTAAATATTTAATAGCTCTTTCTAGAACAGAGATGTCATCGTCAAATATCCCAAGTCCCCAGTTGCAATTTTTACACAAAAGCCCTCTTACTTTTCCACTTTCATGATTGTGGTCTACATATAAAAAGTCTGTTTTAGAACTATGTAAGCCACAGATTGCACAAGAGCCCTTTTGAAGTTTAAATAATTTTTTATATTCTATTGCAGAAATGTTATAATTTATAGATAGCCTTTCTATTTTTGCACATTCTTTGCACCTTGGCTTCCTACCTAAAACACCTATTTTTGACTTGCTAAATAAATCTATATTTTTTCTTTCTTTACATAGTGTACATACTTTGGAATCTTTATTTAAAATAAAACTATTTTTCTTATTAGTAACTATATTTAAATCAAATTCTGAACTAACACTGTCTATATTGTCGAATTTAGGATATAAAAGATAATTAATTGCGGCACGGACGCCTTGTATGTTATCTCCAAATTTACCTAGCCCCCTATTACAGGGCTTGCATAACAAGCCTCGTATATTAATTTTTCCATAACTATCTGTATGATCTACACATAAATCTTCTTTGTGTGGTTTTGTTTTACATATTTCACAAGAATGGTTGCATGATTTTAATAAAGAATTATACTCTTCTTGAGAGATATTATAAAGTCTCTTTCTATTATAGTGTTTATTGGCAGCATTGTAACAATCTTTACATTGGCCTCTACGATTGTATTTGCCTCTTTTGGAATATCCAAATTCATTCAGAGGTTTCTCTTGTTTACATTTTCCATTACACTTTTTTAATATATCATTGCTTATTGCCATATTTATATTCTTTATTTTGACTGCCTTTTATGTGCCTAGGTATGTTAACACCATGCAGCGCAGATACGTCGTAATTAACTTGATTTCTGTCAATAGGAGTTCCCCACATCTCATTGGCGTAGCTTAAAGCGCCAATGATACTGGTAAAATACTTACCAGAAGGAGCGTAAATCTTTTTTCTGTTCTCTTTTGGAGGGAGTCTTTTAATTCCTGCGAAAAACTGTTTTTGACCTTCTTTTGTTACGGCAGGGCCTACAATCACGAAATAATCACCGTTTGTAGAATAATCGTGACCTTCCCATCTTTGATACGCCCCATGTCCAATCTTTTTATCAAATCTTTTCTTTAGAGGTTCAGTCTTTTCGCCGTAATGCTCTTTCCAGTCAATGCCTCTTTCTCTAATTCTTTTTCTTCCAGCGTATATAATTCTCATTTATTAAACCCCGATATACAAGCAATCGCCAATATTGACCCCATTATAAGTTACAGGTTCAATCTTAAATTTGAGATTTTTATCATCAATTTCCTTTAAGTTTTTGAAATTATTGGTTGATTGAGCTAGTTTAATAAAGGCTTCATCATTGTCTGCTTTCTTTTTCTTTCTTTGATTGGCAGCATCTAAAACATTGTCATATATAACTTTTTGAACTAAGTCCATATGTTCGTTTATGGCATTTTCATTAAACCTTAAAATTCTCCATCCAATGTTAGCTAGCTTTTGATCTCTTTCGGCGTCTTTAGCCTTCAAGTCAGCAGCGGCATGCCACTTGTCCCCGTCAGCTTCAATGCCAACGCCAATTTGAGGGTATGCAAAATCAATTAAGAATGGCCTCTGTTGACCAGGAACCATAACCTCATATTGCAAGAATGCTTGATAAGGAATTTCAAGACTGTTTAATGAATTGGCTACTTTTATTTCTAGAGAAGTTAAAGGCACAGTTTTTTGCATAGGAGCCATCTGTTGAGGTTCTTCTTTCTTGCCAGATCCACCCTTCCCAACTTTAAATCCAGGAGGTACAGATCCAGCAGCAGCACCCATGCCGCCACCCATGTCGCCGCCCATGCCGCCGCCTAGATCTCCACCCATGCCGCCCATAGCACCGCCCATGCCACCACCCATGCCTCCTGGCATCATTTGCCCAAGGGCACCAGTGATAACGCTTTCTTCTCTAATCTCTTCAATCATTTGATCATAGTCAATGTCAAAGCCCTGAAGAAGCCTTCTGGCAGATATAAGTTTTTTATCAAATAGCTGTATGTCAAGCTGTCTTTGATTAGAATCATCTCTAAGGTTCATGTCGTTCCACTTAATAGTAGGGCAAAGCCATTCAGTAACAGTGTTGTCGCCAAGCAATTCTCTCATTTCTTTTGTTTGCTCTTCATCAACAAATCCTTGCATCATAGAGATGGGTAAGAATATTTCATTTTCAATCCAGTCTTTAAGTTCTCTTCTCCAAGACTCAAGCCTCTGAGCCATAGCCTCGATACCAACCTGAGCCGAGCCATAACTAGGACCTTCTCCGTTAAGAAGAGATTGGTTAAGCATAAGACCGTCAAGTATTTCCTTGCCGATAATTTCCATTTCTTGAGCTATGTTATGAATCTTACCTGTAGCTCCGTGCCAATCGTAATCAATAGCGTGGTGAGTAACTAGCGTAAGGTTAGGGTCGTTTGCAACCTGTGCGAACTGAGCAGATACAGTTGCAAGGTCTTCTTCTCTAGCAGGACGATCACTGTCTCCAACCTTAACAAGCCTAACGGGAAGAATCAATCTTTCAGAAACGATCCAGTTCGCAGTCATAAGCTTTTGCTTATATGCAAGCATCATGAACAGTCTTCTCAGCATTGTCATGCCGTAAGTAGCATAATCTTTCTCATTAAATTTAATATGAGAAACGCATCTGTTAGAAAGTTGGATAGGAATTCCAGAAAGAACTTGTGCAATAAACTTCTGGTCCATCTTTTCAATAAGAGGTTTGTTTTGAGGGTTAGAAATTGTAGCTCTAAGTTCTTCATCTGGAACTAAGGAAATAACAGGCTCACTAGCAAGAGGATTTCTTCTTACATCAATAGATTCTGGGTTTAGAATAATAACTCTTTTAATGTTACCGCCAGGGTGAGAGCATGGCTGTCCATTGGGCAAGTATCCACTTCCTCCGCAATGTGCGCATTCAATCTCTTTGAAAGGAAATACATCTCCTAAAAGATTTCTTTCAAAAGAGATCATTGTGGCAATAGTTTCTATTCTAAGCCTCTTAACTACCTTCTCAAAATACTTAAGAACTTTCTTTGATTTACACTCTAACTTGAAACCGTTGATTGGGAATTGTGACAAAAAGTCAATGCCAGCGGCTACTTTTGGTTCATTTTCATACCAAAATCTAGCCCACTGATAAATTTCACGACGTTTAGCAGCAATTTGCCAGTTTTGCGGAGTGTGCAAAGGCGAGAAGAACATAGGGTTAGCTTGAGTAACTCCACCGCCAGACATAACTTGTGCCATTTTTCTTAGGCCTGGATCTACACTACTATGGGTGTGAGGAGTGGCTCTGACAGTGCTTGCAACAACTCCCTGAGGAGGTTGTTGAGGAGAGCTGTCTCCTGTTAGGGTTTTCATACCAGATAGTTTTTGTTTGGTATTATTGTCAGGTATATTGAATTTTATAGTCATTAATTATTCTCCAGACAAATCTTTCCAAGTTTGATCTACAGACTCGTTATGATTTTTATCGGAATTTTCTTCAACTTCAGGATCGCTAAAACTTTTTTCTTCAGTTGGCTCTCCACCTATGTCTACCCTCCAAGGTTGCAATTTGTTATTAAACGGCTCTTTATCATCTTTAGATTTATTATCTAACAAAGCAGCCATTAGAGGAACGTTTCTCATTTGAGTAGGTGCTGAAGTAGATTTTTCATCTCTCTTTGTTTTCGGGTCGCCTTGAACGAAGCTATTGGAATTAGCATTGCAATTAGGACAGGCTGCACCTTTGCAGTCAACTCCACTTCCACAAATTCCGCAAGTGCAATATGGGCTTACATTGATATCATTGTGTAGCTGATGATAACCAGGAGGTTTTCTAGGCCCCTTGTTCGGGCTCATTGGCTTTAGTGCTGTTTTTGTTTTTGCTAGATTAAAAATGCCCTCATCAGAAGCTAAATCGTTATTGTCTTCTGAATGGCTCGATGGAGCATCCGCAATCGCAGTTACATTCTTTTTTTTTTAGAAGAAGCCATACGGTCTACAAAGTTATTTGGATCGTTTTGTACCATGTCATCTATCTCGTTAACTGCGCCTTCTAGCGTTGGAGAGCTACCGTACCTTTTATCCCAAGGTTGATCGTCTTCGCTAAATTCTGGAGTTCCGTCAAAGTCTTCTGATTGGAATTGATATCCAACAAATTTATCTTTACGAATAACATAACCTTTGTATCTCCATTCGTCTGGTTCTACTTGTTCTAACCCAAGATTAGAAGTTTTAATCATCTTCTTAGAATTGGCTCTTATTGAACTCGTATCATCTTGCATAAGATTTATAATATTTTGTGTTATGGCTGGAAGTTGAGGCTTTAGACGCTCTACATCTTCACTATTAAAATAAGGACTTTGCTCTAACAAAGAAAGGGTAATAGCGTCTAATTCTTGACGTGGTCGCCCTGGTTTTGTGTACCACATTTTCTTTACCGACAAAGGAGCATCTTCGGTATCATAGTAAAGTGTTTTTGCTATTTCCTCTGGTGTTTTATGCTCACGAACCCTTACCTCTTGTGCGGTTTTAATTCTTTTCTTACCGCTAGCTTCTGTCCAGTTATACACGCCATCCTTATTGCCACGGTAGGCTTCCATCCTAGCTTCGTAGTTGCCCAGTTCAGCAGGACGAGGCTTCCTCTTTTCTCCTGGCTTAAGCATATAGGTATTTTCTTCTGGTTGCCATCTGTCAACTTCAAATCTCTTTTCAATGTATCCGCCAACCCAGTTCCCGTCAGCGTCACGATATGGACGAGAATATTTGTCCATAATATTTCCACGCCAGAACGCTTCAAAATCAATATCCCATCTGTCGCCAATTCTCCAGTTCCATCCCTTGTTTCTTTCAAATACGTGCCAGTCAGAAGTTGGCTGGCCAGTGAAAGGGTCTACGTTATTTCTAGACTCTGGCCCCCAAAGAATGACATTCTCATAAGACTTGTGTTGAGCTTGCTTCTTAAAATTGTAGCTCTTTGCACTTTCTTTTTGAGCTAGCTTTCTAACTTCTTCATTAGAAGCTTCTACTATTTTCTTGATGTTTTCTAAATTTGCCATAGTTTGTTGTTCCTGATTGTTTACGTAGTCACCTTCAATTGAAGTAAGTTGTTCAGAGCTTATTTTCAAAGCATCAGGGAGATAGTCCCAAACTTGAGACATTGCCTCCAATCGTTCCTGAGGTCCTATTTCGTATTCAAAAACGATTTCCATTGTTTTCCTACAAACTTCTTGTCCTTCTGGATCGGAAATGTAGGATAATAATTTATTTTCGGCATCGACGCGATCCATTCCTTCTAATTTTTGCAATAAATCTGAAGTGTCATTAAAAGGTCCAAAATCATCAGCCGCAAATTCTGACATAGGACTTTGCATTTGATCGTTGGCTAATTGAGCCTTTTTCCAATTAAATGCACCGCTAGCAATAAGAGGTCCAGCATCTGCAGCCTGCTGGCTATTAGGGGCAGTGTTTTGAGCTGTTTGCTGTACGGCCTGCATGCTTTGTAGGGCAATGTTTAATTGCTCAACTGATCCTTGAACTTGGTCTAAAGATGAATTTATTTGAGTTTTTGCACTATTTATTATAGATGGTATATTGCTAACATTAACGGTGGCTTGTTGTACCATGGCAGTAAAAGAAGGGTCTGTGCCTGCGCCAGACACAACAGATGATGCTTGAGTAACTTGAGTGTTAATAGCGCCTATCGCTTGCAAATATTGCATAGATGCTTCTTCGATAGCTGAGGGAGCCCTATCGATAGTATCTACTGCTTGTTGAACATTTGCTGCGCTAATTGCCAATTTAAATTACTCCCCACTTTTATTCTCTTGTAATCTATTTATAAGATTATCAAAGAAATTGGTGGAGTCTAATTTAGTAGATGCGCCAGTTGTTTTCCAAGATTCATCTTTAGCTTGCACTGGCTTGTCTTTTAGCTTCTCACCAGCAGTTTTCTCTGGTACTCTTTGGAAGTCGCTATCATCAAAAATGCTTATTCCATTTGTTGGCAAGTCTCTTTTGCCAGCAGATGCATCTTTGGTCGATACATTCTTCACACCGCTATCTAGTGCGTTTTCAATAACGCTTTCTGCCATTTGAGTGAGACGATCTTCTTCCCATCCTGCTCTGACTTTTTTAATTCTGTCTTTTTCTTGTGCTGTCTTTTCATCGTCAGATGGAGTATTAGATAAAGATTGAAGCTTGCCAGAGTCCCAAATAGAATTCTGATTAGACATTCCCATGTTGTTAAGGCTATTAGATTCATTCTTTTCGCCGCCGACTCCAGAGTTAAGGACTCTATTTGCCCCAAGATCTCCTTCAGCGCTTCTTGTCATTGCCTTTTGGTTTTCTAGGCTTCTCCAAGACTGATCTTTTGTCTTGGCTTCTTTTTGAACGTTTTTCTTTAGTTCTGGAACATGATCTTCAAAAGCCCCGTCTGGAACGTTAGAGCTAAAAAGACTATCAAAATTGTTTGATTTTTGTATTTTCATTATTAACCTCTTTTATTTAATTTGCCAAAGGCATCAGACATAGAAGATTTCATCATTTCTGTTTGAGTTTGAGCGGCCTTCTTCTTTTTAGACTTAGGCTTTTCTGCTCCTCCACCAAAAGCAACGTCCAACTCGTCTCCCATGCCCTGTTCTTCTTCTTCATTGCCACCTGCTTGGCCCTGAGAAATAAAGTTCAAGAATACTTTCTTGTCTTTTCTTTCTCCGTCTTTGAAAGCCAGGCCAAATTGGTTTTGAACTTCTTCGATAATACTATTAACGTCATCCTTCTTAAGTCTCTTTCCCTTTCCATAATACATGTCTGGAAAAACTAAAGAAACATCTCTAGCATCACCTGGAAGTAATTTTTCGCTAACAAATTCATCTTTAAATTCTTGCAATCTTCTTGGAGGATATCCAAATCCTTCAAGCTTATTCATAATGTAGTCTAGGATATCAGTGTCAATGTCTCCACCTTCATCCTGTTGCTCCATTGCGGATTCTGGATCAAATAAAGATCCCAATTCGCTTCCAATCCCCTGAGGAGTTTGTGGCTCCTCAGGAGTAATTTCTGTAAAGAAAGAATCTTCAGAAGTATAGTTATCCATACCCTGTGCTTTAACGTATTTTCTTTTGCCATTCGGCTGCAATAGACTCATTCTTATTTTCCTAGTTTTAGGGGATTATTTTTCTTTAACAAGCGCTTCAACATATTCTGCTGGGTAGTACATCTTGTAGTACTCAACAAGCATATTCTTAGTCTTAGCGTCTAGTTTAGAAATCTTAACTAGTCTGCTACTAACAGTAGCTTCTTTCTTGTTATCGTCGTTTACCTTAGAGGCTTCTTCGCTTTCGCCCTTTTGGTGAAGAGGCTCAACTTCAAGTTGCCCAGAAGATTGCTCTCCCTTCTCGTCCTTTTTGTCTTCTTCGGCAGTCTTTTCGACTTTAGCTTCGCCTTCAGCGCACTTAGCGTCTTTGTCATCATCTTCAGACTTGTCTTCGTCATCTTCAGACTTGTCATCATCAGAATCGTCATCATCGTCTTTCTTGTCGCCCTTTTCGAAGTTCCATTCTGCTTCCTTTTCTACCTTTGCTTCGCCTTCAGCATAGCAGTCTTTGTCTTCAGACTTGTCTTCGCCTTGGCTAGCTAGTTCGGCTTCAGCCTTGCCAGCGTCGGTAGTTTCGCATTCTTCCTTTTCTTCCTTTTCAGCAGTCTTAACAATTTCTTCGGCAGAAGCGGTCTTTACGATCTCTTCAGACTCAGCAGTTTTGTTAAGAATCTTAGCTGCGAATTCTTCAAGGCTTGGAGTTTGATCTCCTTGTAGAGGCACAGTATTTTGATAAAATCTCATTTTTATTGCTCCTTTGTATTAAAAAGTGGTTTTAACCATCTTATTTTATTGGTGTTTTGTGTAAAATTTCCTTTTTTTAAATTAGTATATTCTTTTTCTCTTGCTATCTGCGAAAGACATTTGTCCCGATCCTGGCATTGGAGTGGATGGATTCATGGAAATTCCTCCCATGTTTCCAGCGTCTGATTTATCGCCAGACTGCCCCTCTGGTCCTCCTCCAAATTGGATTCCCATCATTGCTGCAGCCGAATCTCTTGCGGCAGGAAGTTTTTGAACAACACCCGCTGCAATAAGTCCTTGAGCAACTGCGTCTATGAAGGATGGATCTTTAGGAAGATTAGATACATACTGTTTTGCTTGAGAGAACATTTGCTGAACTTGGCTGCTAGCAGTAGCAATATCAGCTTGTGTCGGATCAGGAACGCCATCGTTATTGTCATCTGGATCAGTAGCATCAGGCTGGCCATCGCCGTCACTATCTGCTCCTTGCTCCGCTTGACTTGCGTCTGGTTGATTGGGGTTTGGATCAACTATATCAGGGTTTCCATCTTGATCTTTGTCTTCTTGTGATGGTACTTCAATCCCCTTATTGGCAAAGTCTATAAGTTGACCTGTTGTTTGAGCAGCCTGCTGCAATACTTGGCCCAAAGAGGCGGCGTCTGCACCTTGAACTTGACCTTGCATCTGACCTAGAGACTGGGAAATTTGTTGAATAGCAGCTTTAGCTCTTGGGTGTACAATACTTCTATAATCTGGATTAGTAGTGAAATCTCTTACATAACGCTGAAGACCTCTTAATACACCCGCTTTTAATTTTTCAGCTACTTGAGTATTTCCTTGATTTGTCTCCATCTGTTGGGCAACATTGGATAGCTGGTTTTGAAGTTGCTCTAGGTTTCTTCTAATATTTCTAATAGAAGGGGATAGTTTTCCCATCAAATTTCCCATCCACCTTCCAAGCTGTGCCTCTCTAATAATTTCATTGGCAACTGCAACTATCTCTGCTGAGTCATTCGGGTCTTCAACCTTATCGGACAGGTCAAGAAGACTGTCTGCGGTCTTGATAAGTTCTCTTTGTAAGTTTGGAACATTCTTGTCTTCTGCGCTCGCATATTTGTTCCATGTATCATAAGAATCATTGTTCATGGAATTTAAGTATTCTTCATGGCATTCTGCCCATAGTTCATCATAAGGCTTATCAGAACTTGCTCTTTTTTGTCTAAGACAGTTATCAAAGCATCTTTTATTTCTAATAGCATATCCTTGAACGCCTACATATTGAGCTTCTTTCATGATAGAAAGATAGCTTTCATTTAAGTTGTCTAGTTCAGAAGAAAGCTCTGGATTGCTGCCTTCTATTTTAGAAGCTATTTTAGCTAATCTCTTAACATTTTGTGCTACTGATGTCTTATATTCTTTGTCCATAATTGTCTCTTTTATTTTGGGTTAAAAACAAACTTATCCTTAAATGTTCTATCTAAAAACTGAAAATCTTTTATTTTTTCTAAAATAAATGCACGAATGTCATTTACTGTTTCGTCAAATGCCACTAAAATAGTATTTCCAGTACTTGCATTATAAATACCATGCGGTTCTACATTTCTTTGTATATTTTTGCCACTTCTACTATCGTAGTCTATCCACATGGTTTGCCTAGCCTCTTTTGCCCATTGAGCTGCAGAAATGGCATTGCTAAATTGTGGGAAGTCCTTTGCTGGTTCTTTTGGTTCGTTTTTTTCTTTTTCTATATCCATGAAGTCGTATGGATCAAAACCTTCCATTTCTTCATCAAAATCGTCAGCAAAACCTATGTCTTCAATGCTATATTCAGGCAACTGATCTTCCTCTTGAGGGAATTCCTGAAAACCCTCTAAATTCTCTCGTTCATCGAAACTTCCCTCAAATTGAGGCTCTTGTTCATACTCGTCTATAATAAAGTCTTCTTCTGGAAGATCAATTTTTTCTGCATCATCAACTGAAATTTCTTCTGTATAAGAAGTTTGAGCCAGTTTGCTTATTTTTTTAAACTTAACACATGGGCCCTCCATGATATCATCGATAAGATCAATCGTATCGCCTACTGAAATATTATTATTTTTAAAATAATCAATATTTGCCTCAATGGCAATGGGGCAATCTTTGTCACAGGAAACTCCTCTTTGATCTAAAGGGTGAATTTCTTTAATGTCAACTATTTTATGATTTGAGTCTACAAATGCGATATCAAGAGGGATATAGGTGTTAACTCCCCAAAAAGAAAGTTTTCTGGGTTGAGGAAATTGAAAAAGCATGCCATAATCATGGGGCATTTCCTTTACGAACATTAGACCTCTTTCTTGTTTTGAGGGTGTATCAGCAATATTTACTCTTAGCATTAGCTTTCTCTATACTTGTATTTTAAACTTATTTCTTTAAGAAAATCCTCTATGGAATCTTCTACTCTATCATTTTCTTCTATTTCTATAGTAATTCCTTCGTTATTTTGATTCAAAATAACGAATTCTATCTCAAGATTTTTTAATATTCTTGACAAGTTATTAACATCAATATCAGAAAAATCATTATTTTTATTAGAATTATAAACCTCTGGTTCTTGTATATATTCATAAAAAACTAAATTGCTTCCCTTCATTAGGCTTATGATTGACTCATCAGAATAGTTAATATTATTGTGTTCTTTGAATAATGTAATGGCTTTGTCGATTTTAATGGGCTTGTCATTAAATATGCAGTAAGGTGTATATTTAGTCTTAATAGTATACCCTTCGCAATCTAGGGTCACAGATTCTTGAAAAAATGGGTCATACCAAATAAATGATTGACCCTTATTCTTATTTAGCTTTTTATTTATTACTAAAATCATATATAATCTGCACTGGCGGGCATATTGCCATGTATCCAGTATTCTTGTATTTTTTCCATAAGCGCTGCGTAATCATTATATATAATCGGCTTAACAAGGTAACTGTTAGCATTCTCTTGATAGCAGTTCTTAATGTCAGTGTTTGAATTTGAAGTTGTTAAAATAACAACTGGCAAAACTTTAAGTATGTCATCATTTTTAATTATTTTCAAAACTTCCACCCCATTTATAATAGGGATATTTAAATCTAACAAGATAAGTCTTGGTAAATCTTTCAAGTCTTTAGACTTTACGTCTTCAAGCCATGCAAGCGCTTCCTTTCCATCTTTGACATGAACAATCTCGCATCCTGTGCAATTCTTACTGAAAGCAATTTTCATTAGCTTAGCATGAGCATCGTCATCTTCTATAAATAATATTTTTCTATTGTCCATTTTTATTGAATCTAATCCTATATGAAGTTCCCTTGTTAAGTTCCGATTTTATCTCAATATTTCCTCCATGAAAGTCAATTCCTTCTTTAATAATCATCATTCCAAAGCCCTTTGCATATTGTCTACTTTCATAAGAAAAAAGATTTTCTAACTGTTCTTGTGACATTCCTTTGCCGTTGTCTTTACAATATAGGAAAAATTCATTTTCTGTTTCTTCAAAATCAATAGTGATATCAAGTAATTGATCCTTAATTGCGGCATGATCTATGGCATTAACAATCATGTTTTGCACTATAGAAGTAAATATTTCGCGCTGAACAAAAATACTTATGTTCTTTTCATTTATTATATTGACATTAGAGTTCTTAATTTTAATTGAATTCAGATTTATTATTTCGTCTACCATTTCTTTCGTATCTACATGCGATTCTTCAATATATATTCTTCCCATTCTAGAAAGATGAAGTATTGAATCAATTGTTGACGATAGTTGCTGGGTTGCTTTCTGAATCTCATTGGAAGAGTCTTTAATAAGCTCCCAGTCTATCGACCCCTCATTAAGCTCGTGAGATATGATTGAAGAGAATCCAGATAGAGTCACTAGAGGGGCTTTTAAATCATGAGAAACAGAATAGGTGAAATACTCAAGTTCTTTATGGTTCTTTTCTATTTCATCTTGCATTTCTGTAAAATCTGTAACATCTATATTGGATCCAATAAAAACAGAATCTGATTCTGAGCCGAATCTTTCTCCTTTGGCTCTTATGTATTTTTGACCATCTTTTGTGTTTATTTTAAAATAACTTTCAAATTTTTTTCCGCTTTTTAAAGACTCTTTTAACTCTCTTTCTACCCTTTTTTTATCTTCTTTAGCTAGTGCGCTAGACCAAGTTTCATAATTTATTTCTTCATTTTTACCAATCGCAAATATTTTATACATTTCTTTGTTCCATGCTAGACGGCCCTTGTCTACGTGCCATATCCAAATCCCCACATCTCCAGAGGCAGAGGCAAAATCGGTGATCGCTTCTTGAATTTTTTTGTTGTTTATGTCTATGGCGCGAATAACAAAGTGTTGAAAATTTTCGTCCTTATCAAAGATGGCATTAATATAAACATGTACCCAAATAGATTCTCCATTTTTTTTAATATATCTTTTTTCAATGTCATAAGACAATATTTCACGTTTAAGCACTGCCTTAGCTTGCTTTTCGCATTTTATTATATCTTTTTTGTGATTAACATCTTTGTATGTCATTTTGCTTAATTCTGACATTTCATAATCTAATAGTTTAGCAAAGGCCTTGTTAACCATAGCAAACCGACCATCTGCATCTACAAATGCCTCTCCAATAGGAGATTCTTCAAAGGCCTTATTTAAGGCAACATCTTTAGAGCAGCCAAGCTCATTGTGAAATTTTTCGCATTTTTTTTTAGCGCTCATTACCAGTGATGTCCCGCGAGTATCTAATAAATTTAGTAGAAATTTGATTTCTTTTTAATCCTTTTGTTTTTAACCATTTTCTACCTATATCTTTCAATATTATTTGAGACTTATCCTCTGGATAATGTATGTTAAAAAAATCTTTATTAACCTTCACATATGATCTAAGTTGGTTTTCAGGATTTCTATAATAGTCTAATTTCTCTACAAACTTTCTACAAAAACTTTTCCTATATAAGGCTGGCAAAAGACAAGCTCTAGGACCTGCAAATTTGTAAGCTCTTAGATTGACAGCAAAAACGTTCTTGTTGTTAAAATATGGCATAATTTCTTCTATGCTTACTTCCTCTTCTAACACCCAGTCATCCTCAAGGTGAAAGAAGATTTCATCTTCAACGCTATTCCAGCACCACTGGAGGGCTCTGGTAAAATTAGGCTCTTCTGTCTTGTTAAATACAACTTCTCCAAATACTGAATTTAAAAAATCAATTGTCTTATCACTACCGTCTTTTAAGGTAGGGTAGTCGGGGGCGAAATCAATGTTGATAAATATTTTACTGTTAGAAAAATCAATATCTATTAAATTAGATTGAAAAGATTCTATGGTTCTACGCAGAATGTCAGGTCTTTGCGCAACGTGAGTGGTTGTAAACTGTAGTGTTCTCATATATTTTAATCGGCAAAATATATTTTTTAAGAAATCCTCTTGACTTTCGAGTCAAACTAGACTATAATAGGGTACTATGAAAAATAGCAATCTACAACTCGCATCTCAACTCTTACTTTTGCTCCGTTAACAGGAGCAAAAGTAAACCGATATATATTTAAATATATGCTGGGCTAGCCCAATTGGCAGGAGGCGACAGTTTTAGGTACTGTACAGTGTGGGTTCGAATCCCTCGCCCAGTATTCTCTTGACAAATTATTAATTGCAGGATATAATCTAGTTTCAATCGAAAGGAAGACTATGACAAAAGGCAATAAAAAAGCTCAAGATCGTAGACTGCAACGCCACCGAGAAAAAAATAGTACAGCCAAAGACGATAAACTAATTGGCAAGTGTACCAAAAGATGCTGGGGCGCTGGCGTTGTTAAGAAATAATACTTGACAAGACATCTCCATTGTGATATACTATCTCCATGAGACAATAATTCCACTAGGAGATAGATATGTTATTTTTATCCGAACTATGCAACAGAATTAATAGGGAATATTACCATGGCCGATATGCATCCCAATAGATATGAGACTGAACCTTCTCTAACAGTAAGGCAAAAGCTTCTGAAAGAGATATCTTCGCTTAGCGAAGAACTTAAAAAGTCACAGTTGCAAGAAATTTCTACGACAGCTCAACTTCAGTCTGTGCTTGAAGAGCTTGACGCAGAAAGGGCCAAAGTCAAACTGCTTGTGGAAGCAGTTCAAAAACAGTCCTTATCAGTTTATGAATATAATAAGGGCAACGCCGACCCGCAGGTTCCACAGGAAATTGTTGAGAATTTACTTTTCGACAATATGGTGGTTGCTAGCGAATCTTTGTTCCTCCTTGCCGATAGATTTTCCGAAGATATTAGACAAGGAAAAAGGAACAAAGAAAAATGAAAGCATTAGTTACAGGCGGTGCAGGTTTTATTGGTTCACAATTAACCAATAAACTATTAGAGTTGGGACATGAAGTTTTTGTCATGGATGATTTGTCCAATGGCTCATTAGATAATATTCCTAATTTGCCCGAAGAAAATTTTTATCATAGAAGTATAATTACTCCTTGTGAGAGCATTTTTAGCATTGAGAAATTTGATACAGTTTTCCATTTAGCAGCACTTCCTAGAGTACAATTCTCTATTGCCTATCCTATTGATTCTAATACCGCCAATATTCATGGCACACTTAATATCTTAGATACAGCAAGAAGACATGGAGTAAAAAGATTTGTTTATTCTTCTAGTTCATCTGCGTATGGCGATCAACCCACGCTTCCCTTGAAAGAAGATATGAAACCTAATCCTCTGTCTCCATACGCTCTGCAAAAGCTGACAGGTGAGCAGTATGCTGTAATGTACAATGACATTCATGGTATTGAAACAGTCAGCTTAAGATACTTCAATGTATATGGGCCTACCCAAAAAGCTGATTCTGCTTATGCCGCTGCCATTCCTAAATTTACTCAGCAGGCATTAAAAGGTCAAAAAATTACTATTTTTGGCGATGGATCACAAACTCGTGATTTTACTATGGTTGATGACGTTGTTAATGCCAATATTCAGGCTGCAACAATAAAGGCAGAAGAATATGGTAAGGTTGTAAATGTCGGATGCGGCAATCAAACTTCAGTTAATCAAATTGTAGACAAAATTGAAGAAATTCTAGGGATTGAGCTAAAAAGAGAGCATTTGCCTCCTGTTGTTGAATCTAAGCATACAAGGGCAGATATATCTGTGCTAAAAGAATATTTGCAATATGTTCCTAAGGTTAGTTTTGACGAAGGCATTAAAATTACCGTAGAAGGCATAAAAGAAAAATTTGACTTTTGAAAAGAACAAGATATAATACAATGTTCATGCTCAGGTGGCGGAATCGGCATACGCGCTAGTTTAAGGTACTAGTTTCCGAAAGGAATTGAGGGTTCGAGTCCCTCTCTGAGTATTAAAATTTACTAACAAGAAATAAGGCCTTTAATCGGGCTTTATTTAATTTTTAAGGAGAATTAACATGAGTTGGGCAGAAAGAGCAAAAGAAGTCTTACAAAGAGGCGAAAAAACAGTTATTTATTCAAAGTTTGATTCTATTAATAATAGAATTAGTGCAGGTGACGCAGTTCATTTGCGTCCAGTAAGAAAGAAATTTCCTAAAGAAAATGATTTAGTCCTAGTAAATATTTTAGGAAAAGATTATTTTGGAGAAGTTGCAAGAGTAGAAAGAACAAGATATTACGTTGGAAATGTAGAGAAAAACAAGCTCTACTGGGTCCCAGCGGCAAATATTTTTGGAATTGTAACAAATGTTGATAAAAGTGATAAATCAACTTCTACAATAATAAGGTAATTTAATTAACCCCCATATTCTTATAAGGAGCATAAACATGAGGATTACAAAGAGAGTTGCAAACGTCAAGGGTCACACAACTGGTTTTATCGTCAACAACAACAAGCGAATGACTCGCGGAGAGGTAGCTAAGCTAGCTCGTCGTGGCAAGATTGCTAACGCAGTCGCTCGCAAGGGTCGTGACGGTTGGTATGTTCAAGCCCCAGCGGGTTCTGATCGCACTCTTTACGACCTACCAGTCGTAACCAGATGAGATCTGAGAAACTAGACGGAATTAGCAGGCTTAATAGCCTGCTTTTCTTTTTTTATAATTTAGGTAGTTACTATTGTACTCATTAATAACTGGAAATTTATTAGAACACAATGCTCAATACATTGCTCATCAATGTAATTGTGTTTCTAGCGGCTCTGCTGGACTAGCTAGAGCCATATATGGCAAGTATCCATATTCTAACATTTATGCTACTAGAAAAGAACCTAGTAAAATGGGATCGATAGACATAGCAGGTAATGGCGAAGATAAAAGATATGTCATTAATATGTTTAGTCAATATTATCCTGGTAAATGCAAGTATCCTGGAAACATAGACAACGCCTATTTAAGGGCCAACGCATTTCAGAGTTGTTTAAATAAAATATCAAAAATTGACAATCTAGAAAGCATTGCATTTCCTTATGAGATAGGATGCGGCTTGGCAGGTGGAGACTGGAAAGAATATGAAAAAATGATTTCAGACTTCGCAAAGAATAACTTTTTAACCGATGTATATGTAGTGAGGTTGCCATGAGAATAGAAACTGGAGCAGTACAATTTGGAGATGACTGGCCATGCGTATCTATTCGTGGCGACAACGCCATGTGGTATAATATGCAATTAGAATTGCTACTTAATAAAGTTGAAGAAACAGAATTGGCAAAAGATTACGCTATGGTAATTTCTACACTAAGAGGTCTACAGGGCACTTTGTCTGGTTGCAATGCAAGATCAGTAGATCAGGGCAAATCAGAATGTCAATTTTTAAAACCATTTGAAGAGTGTGTAAAACCTCAGGAGAAAAATAATGAGTAAAATAGACGGTGTTCGTTTTGGAAGAAGAGATAAGCAAGACAGGATTAGAGTAATTATTGCCAAAAATACCCAATTAAACATAAATGGTGTAGATGTTACTTTTAAAGACTCTGCCGTAGTTTTCGTAGATTCTCACGAAGATGCCAGTAAATTATTAGGTGTTGAAGAAGAAAAATCCGAAGAAGGAGTTGACAAATAGGGCTAGAAATAGCCCTTTTTATCTTTCTTGGAGTGGACCTTCTGGCCCATATATGTATTCCAATATACTCATTGGAAGGCCGTACTGCCTTAAAAGGTCTGGGACGTTTCTTCGAGGAATATTTTTAGTTATTATGTAATGATAAACAAGCTGAGAAGCGTTTTTTTCCATTCTAGGAATGATACCTCTGATTCCAAGCTCTTCTGCATTTATATACTGTTGATGGTTCAGGTATTCTTTCGCAGCTTCCATCCACTGGCCTTGCATGATTAAGTCAGATGCTAAGGGCCCTAAATCTCCTCTGAACACGGCGTCAACAGCCATGTGCTGAATATGTTCAGGTTGTTGATCTAAGTTTGGAATAAGATTTCTGGCTCTTGGAACGTGTTTTTCAATATCATATCTTGCTAATTGTTGCACTTGTTCTTCTGTTAGTTCTGTTTTTCCGTAATATATATCATCCCAGTTTACAGAATCACCAAATAGTTCTTGGAACACCCTTCTACTTCTAGGTGCGTGATTGTCCGTGTCTGTAGGATTAGCACCCATAGCGTGACCTATTCCAACTGTAATAACCCCTTTTCTGGGGCCTCCGTTATATTCTCGTCCTGTTCTATCGTCGTAGGCATGAGTCCAGCTACCTTCTCTTTCTTCTAGAGTATCTATGTAAATTTCATAATAATCTTTCTTTTTTTCGTTTGCGTTTTCAGGAGGCTCCCCTGCTTCTTCTGGATTTGCCTCTGCCTGTTCTTCTTCTTCTGGAGTTGGTCGTGTTGGTGCTGGTTGAGCTACTTCTGTTCCGTCTGGGTTTTCCGAAACTTCGGAAGGATTCTGTTGCATAAGCTGTTGCGGGTCGCCACCTTGATTTCTGACTTCTTCTTCTAACGCTTGAATTACGGCCTGATCATCCCCATTTAACTGAGAATGCATTTGTTGCAATTCTATCTCGCTCATACCCAGCCATAGAGCTAGTCCAACGGCAGCACCAAAACCCACTCCCTTTTGGAACTTATCCCAATTCCAAGCTTCTTTTTGAATCTTAGATTGTTGTTTATACCAGTTCAAGTCATAGCCTCTTGTTTTTCAATTATTTGCTCTTTACTAGATCGCATTTTTTCAAGCTCTTGTTTAACATATTCTTCAAGTTTTTTCATAACAGCTTTTTCGTCACCTTTTTTTATTTGCCAAAGATATTCCAACTGCGATTCTGTTATTCCTGATATTTGTGCCAAACTTTTTATGTACTCCCACATCTCACCTTTGTTTGAAGCTAAAAAATCCTTATATCTTAATTGGGCTTGAGTATGTCTTTTATACCAATTCATTAAAACACCTTTATATCAAAATCATCACCAAATTCATTCGTCAATTGCCTAATTAAAACTTTTGGAACATCAGATATATCAAATTTTCTTCTGTCTCCAGGTTTTCTTCTAGCCACAACACTTATTAGTTCTTGATTTGGGTCGTACCATCCTCTAAAATATTCATTACTTCCATCTATCCATGTATTTTTCATTAAATGTGGCCAATTCATATTGTGTGTTCCGCCCACTGCTGTATCAAGATGTCCATTGGCGAATATCCAACAAATTCCAGGTTCTGGTTCTTCGCCTTCAGCATAGTCTCCTTCGTGAAAATCATGCTGACCAATAGAAAAATATTGGTCAGCCTCGAACATTTCGTCACCTTCACGACCTTCATCGTAGTGTTCTCTACTGACATCTTCATAATATCTTATAGCTTTTTTGTACCAGCTAGCATAACGAGGACGATATCCTTTATCTATGCCTGCACTTGTATCATACTCTCTTAACTTAGCTGGGTTTCCATGCTCAATAGCTTGATAGGGAACATTCATGTAGTATTTCGCAGGATTCCGAACTTCTATATTATAAAGAGCCTTTTCAGCTTCTTCGTTATATGCATCCCACAATCCAGAAGCTATAGATTGCAAATCTCCTCTGCTCAAAGTCCAAGTCTCAACATGTTTGCCTTCAACTCTTTTCCATCCATAGTTTTTCATCCCATACAATCTTGGATCACCCTGACCATTTGCAATCATTAAAAGTTCTGGATCACCGCCCATTTCTTTGATTTCTTCTTCTATTAATTCATCGGCATAATAATCTGGGTCTTGCTTCATCTCAAATAGTCTATATTCTTCGCCCTCTGGATCGTCCCCTTCATAATATCCCCCTTTAAGGTTGTCTGCCTTTTCTTCGATCAGTTCAAGGGCCTTTTGTCTTTTCCAATCTTCCCAGTCCCAAACTTCATCGTCTGCCAACTGGCTTTGAGCTTGTTGAATGACATATGCTTCGTGATTCATATCGCCTACATTGCCATCAGCAAAATAAGCAGACCCATCTTGAATCCACCATTCTCCGTTGAGTTGTGCTTTTTTAACTAAATTTTTTGAGGAAAAACGCTTGTTCCTACTAAAAAAATCTGAATTAGTTTCAGAAAAACTAGATTTCCCCTCAAAAGATGAGCCCTCAGATCGATCCTTGTGTTCTTCTGAGTGAGCAAAGTCCACATAGGTTGGACCATATTCAGTATTTCCCTTATACCAGTTAGCCATATAAATAAATTGCAATTTTATTGCTGATATCCTTTTAGCAAATCTCAAATATGTATTTGTAGTGTTGTCTGGCTAAAATTGGGAAAAACCACTTTTTAGCGTCTTTCAAGCTCTGTTTAGTTTTTTTACTTTTTTTCATTAAATCATAATTGTGAAAAATCAGAGTATCTACATTTTCTCTCTTCTTTAAATCACTTGATGAAACAGAAGTAATTAATATGTCACTATGTTCTCTCATGTCACTATCAATCTGCAATTCAAGAGTTCGTGCCATTTGTAAGTTTGGGCATAAAACAACTGTATTTGAATAATAAGCTACTTCACTTTCTATAAATTGAGCTAAACCCCGATCCCATCCAGCCTGCCTTGGGCCTCCAATCTTAATCTTGCAAATTTCATTTAATGCTGATTTAGCATCGTAATGCCTCAACTCATCTTGCATAAAAGTTGAATAGCGATAAAGTTGAGTTAAAGTAGAATAAATTACATGCCCACAAACTGGTCTGCTGTGTTGTTCTTTTCTCATTTTTACATTTTGTGAATATTCTTTAGAATATGCTTGCATAGGAACGTCTCCTGTTGTTGGGGAATAAACGCCTTATTCCGATAATAATTAAGTCGGTTTAATGGAGAAATATTATGTTCAGCTATTTTTTTATTGTAGTTTTACTAGCTGTATCTTTGGCTATATTAACTATTCAAAAAGGTCATGAATGGCCCATTAAAAAACCTCGAATTTATTTGCAATTATTAATGCGTAAAATACATTGGAAATTGCCCCAGGCTCTGTATTGCGTGGTTTGTGCAAGTTTTTGGTTTGGATTAATTTCAGATTTAATGATGTTAGGTTTATCATTTTTATGGTATTTTATTAATTCGCCCGAAAATTATACCTTTTATTGGTTCTGGCCTGTTTCTGGGTTTGTGGCTGCAGGAATTTCATGGACAATCTATGAAGTAATAAATGCTCTTGATGGCGATCCTGTCATCAACATAAACAATTAAAGTAGGTTAGTCATGAAAAAAAATACTGCATTGCTTATCGTATTAATGTTGGTCTTTGGTAGTTTTATTGGATGCAAAAACAAGCCAAGCTTTAACAATCCTAATAGCAATCCTGTTGTTGAATCTCTAGTCATTGAGAATGAGCAGATACATGAAAATGTGGATGAGTCCCAAGAGAAAATTGGGGAAGAAACAGAAAACATTGATGAACAAACACAAATCATTGAAGATAACATAACATCCATTAATACCAACTCTAATTCACTTAGGGGAAATCTAAATACATTAGAAGCGTTAATCTCTCAACTTAAAGGCAAAAATGTAGACAAGAGTGTAATCGACGCTCTTTACGACGCAGAAATTTCTATTAGTGAGTCTGCGTCAACAATTGATAAAGCTAATGAGTCTATTAGGCAAAGCAATGAAGCGATTAAAGCCGAAAGGCAAGAGCTACAAAATGCACTAAGAGATATAGAGCTAAATAATAAAAGAGCAGAAAGATTGCAAAAAGACTTGGATGCCAAAGACAATGTTATTGCTTCTCAAACAAAAAGAATAGATGAGTTAGAAGACGCAGCAGAACAGGCTAGCACAAAATATCTGGGCATGCTGATTGCATTTGGCGTTGTGATTATGGTGCTTGGAGTTTTAGGTTTCTTCTATAATTTCAAGGTTGGATTGGCTATGCTTGGAATTGGTGGTATCACTGTTGCTGTCACCGCTGGAGTGATGTATTACATGGGATGGTTCGCAATTATAGGTCTTATTATAATGGGAGTAGGATTGCTTGGACTAATTGGGTATTTAGCATGGGCCATGATGAGAGGAAGAACATTTGCTAAAGCTACAGAAGAAAACGCCGAGCTTATCGAAACAATTAAGCAAGAACTTCCTGACACTAAAGCTTATGAGATTTTTGGAGACAGAATACGACCAGGGCTAGCCCATACAATGCAAAGTAAGTCTACTCAAAGAGAAATTGATAAAATTAGAAGAAGAGTTATTAAGCCTAAAATGGAAAACACTATTCCTCGCTCGCCTGCGGGTGGAGTTATCGTAAAAGATGGGGTGATATACCAGCCAGTTGCGCCAGCGCCATCTGCGGACCAAAATGGTCAGTAAGGTTGCCAAAATCTTTAATCTAAATTTTAAAATATAATTAAATTAAAAAAATCATTCAATTAAAGTGATAAAATTTCGTATTATTATGTGCGTTTGTACTACACCACGTTGTACACATATATATCACTAGGAGTTATTTATGATTAAAAATTCACCAGAAGTAGATGCAGCATGGGAAAGGTTCTTGAAGAAACAAAATGAAGAAGATAGAAATATCTTAATTGAACATTATTTTCCTTACGTTCAAAACATTTCAAAGAAAGTAGCAAAAAAAATGAAAGGTAAAGTAGAAGCTCAAGAGCTAGCATCTCATGGGGTAGATGGTCTAATCAAGGCATTAGAAAGGTTCGATGCAAACAGGGAAGCAAAATTTGAAACATATGCATACGCAAGAATTAGAGGAGCAATGCTAGATGGACTGAGAACTGAAGACTGGGTCCCCAGAAGCGTAAGGCAAAGGCAAGACAAAATTGAAGGAGCTAGAAATAGACTTAGAGAATCAATGGGAAGAGAGCCTTCTGAAGAAGAAGTTCTAGAAGAATTAGGGATTAGCGGGACAGACTATTTTAAAAATCCCAATAAGTTTAAAGCCGCTTCCACTCCCTCTCTTGACACTTGTACAAGCGATACTGTAGAGGGCGATTACAACAAGCTGGATTTTAACAAAAACCTAATCTCTAAAATAGACGATCCAGATAGCAATATGGCCAGAAATGAATTCTTTCAAAAAATTTCTGATTGCAATCTAGATTCAATAGAGAAAAAAATAATTATTTATTATTACTATAAGAACTTGACAATCAAACAGATTTCTGCTAAGATAGATATATCAGAGTCTAGAATTAGCCAAATTCATCAAAAAGCTTTGAGAAAACTAAAAGATTTGCTTGATAAAAATGAGTCTCAAGTATTAATAGGAAAATCTTAAAAAAAGTTTTTACTTATTAGTAGGAAGATACTACAATATTATTGAAGATAGATATATTACTATCATTCGTAAGAAAGGAAAGCATTATGACAGCTTTAAACAACCAAGTTTTAGTACTAAACAGAGGCTATGTCCCCGTAGACGTTATATGCGTCAGAGACGCTATCTCTGATACATATAAAGATTCTGCACTAATCGTAGATTCTGACTATGCAGAGTACACCTGGGAAGATTGGTATGGTCTCTTCTCTATTCCTTTAGGTGAAGATATAGATCCCAAAATCAAGTATGTGACTGACAAGCACGCTAGAATTAGAGTGCCTGAGGTTATCATCTTGAATGAATTTAAGAATGTTCCCAAGAGGAGCGTTAAGCTGACTAGAAGGCACCTATATGTCCGTGACAAAGGTAGGTGTCAGTATACTGGCAAGAAGCTATCTACTAGAGAGGCTACCCTTGACCATGTTATGCCTCGTTCTCGTGGCGGCAAGAACACTTGGGAAAACCTTGTTCTTTGTGACCCAAAGGTCAACAGGCTAAAGGACAACAGGACTCCTGAAGAGGCAGGATTAAAGCTGCTAAGGAAGCCTGTAAAACCTAAGTGGACTCCTGCCTTTGCTTCTTACTTGAAGAAGCGCCCAGAAAGCTGGAAGAAATTCTTGAAGGAACAGGATTGGAGCGTCTGCTATTGGGATGTTGAATTGCAAGATGATTAGTTAAACCTCCGTTAGTGATAAAGCCTATGCTATTGTGCATAGGCTTTATTTTTTTTTACTGACACTTAATTATGGCTATAAGAAAAAGATTTAGACAATACAAAAGAAGCACGGCTTTGTCTGTGAACAACTGGAAAGGTTCTCTTCCAAACGTTCCAGTTTTCATTGTCGGCAACGCGCCCTCTCTTTGCAGAAATCCAGTTCAAGGATTACAACCATTCTTTACAATTGGCATAAATAAAACATACAAACTAATTGATCCCAATATTCTTATTTGGCAAGACATTCAATTTTGGCTAACTGATAGATATAAGATCGCAAGAACAGAATGTATTAAATATTGCAGGAATCACGCTGACCCTAAAGGCAAATTCTATAATTTCACCCTTGAAGGAGGGCCTTTCAAAATGCCTAGCTCTCCAGATTTGCTCTATGGAGGCGGGGCTTCTGGGCCTCTAGCATTTCAGCTAGCTTATTTACTGGGTTGTAGCCCTATATTTTTAGTTGGAATGGACTGCAAATACGATAGGAGTGGAAAGACTAACTTTTATGGCAAGAATAAATTTCATTCTTCTCACACTCTTAAGAACTGCAACAGGGGAATTAGATGGATTGAAAAAATGTCTGTCGATCACAACATCAAAATTATTAATTGTTCTGACAACAATCATTTTTCTGATAGCCAAATGACATTGAAAGATGCAATAGAATACGTTGATCAAAATTTTCCTAAATATACGAGAGAAGAATATAGCAGGATGCTTTGGAATAAGTAATGCCATTAATTAATCAACCATTGTGCGATTTGAGACAATGCAAAGACAGGCTTAAGAATGAGCCTTGTTTTGTCTTGGGGAATGGACCCTCTGTTAAGAGGAGCGATTTAAATAAAATAGATAATTTCTTTTCTATAGGGGTTAATAGAATATTCAAAATTTATGATCCGACTATTTTATTTTGGCAAGATTTAAATGTATGGAGAGATGATGCTTCGGCAATAGAAAAATCGCCATCTATGAAAGTTTGTGCCACGAGATCGGGTCCGTCTTATTTTTATAATTTTAATTTTGAAGAAGACAGGGGAAAATGGATGGCAGATGATTTTACTTTTTATGGACCAATGAATTCAGGGGGAAATGCAATTCAATTGGCTTGTTTTTTAGGATGCAATCCAATTATATTACTAGGCTTTGATTGTAAAGGAAAAAATGGGAAAACCAATTTTTACGGCAACAACACTGATTATTGGGGCAGGGAATTTGCTTGGTGCGAAAGGCACCTGGAGTGGATAAAAGCAAAATGCGACAGAGAAATTGTTAACTGCGGAGAAAATGAAGCTTGGCAAAAAAGTGACTGGGATGAAACTATTATTAAAAATAAAGAACATATGAAAGGCAGAGAGCAGTTCCTTAAACTGCTCGGTAAAAAAAAATAAGATTGTAACCGCCTGATATTTCTTGACGTTTAGATGTCAGACAGAATAAGTTAGAAGAAGCAAAAAGGAAAAAGACTTCACACCAAGAACAATATTAACTAACGTGATTTTTTAGACCTAGAGGAATTAAAGATAATGATCTATTTTACGGAAACAGTATGCATCAAATTGACTCGATTACCAAACATAGCTCATATCCCACTAGGCCCATAAAAACATAAAACAAATAACATAAAAACAACGTAAGTGCTAACTTTTTATTTAAGATAGCGCGGTATACTCTTCGCAAAAAATATTATCAAATTAGGAGATTTGAATGTCAAAGGATATCAATGTCAAAAAAAGAAATGGAAGATTAGAGCCCTTCATCGCTGACAAAATTAACAAGTGTGTAGAAAGAGCTTGTGAGGGACTAGAAGGAGTATCAGCATCTGAGGTTGTATTGGATGCACAAATTACTTTTAATGATAAAGTAAAGACATCTGAAATAGATCGAGGCCTTATTCTTACTGCTCGCTCAAAGATATACAAGAACCCAGCCTATGCATATGTTGGAGCAAGAATTCTGCTTAATTGCTTATATAAAGAAGTTTTCAAAGAATCTGTTGACTGTGATACTTTTGAAGAAGATTACCGTGGAGCATTTATTAAAAACATTAAACGAGGAGTAAAAGAAGGCATCTATAGCGAAAAGCTTTTAGAGTATGACTTGAAAGAACTTGCCTCACACATTGTTCCTTGTAGAGATAAGCTGTATAAGTATCAAGGCATTCAAAACCTCTATGATAGATACTTTCAAAGAATAGATGACAAGGTAATAGAGACTCCTCAGCATTTTCATATGCGAGTTGCAATGGGTCTTTGCTATAACGAAGAAAACAAAGAAGAAATGGTAAAAGAACTATACGATGTTTATAGCCAACACCTTGCTTCTCCTTCTACTCCAACGTTGTTTAACTCTGGAACGCCAAATAATCAGTTGTCATCTTGCTATCTTTCAGAAATTCACGACTCAGTCAATGGCATCTTTGACGGCCTATGGCAAGAAGCGAGAAAATCTAAGCATGCAGGTGGTCTTGGATTCCATGTTTCTAAGATCAGGGGCACTAACGCCAAAGTTAGAGGGACCAATGGCAAATCTAGCGGCCTTATTCCTTGGCTGAAAATTTACGGCGATATGCTGATAGCCTGCGATCAGGGTGGAAGAAGAAAAGGTAGCGGTTGCGCCTATGTAGAGCCATGGCACATCGACATCGAAGACTTCATTGACCTTAGAAAGGCCAATGGAGAAGAGCGCCGCCGATCTCATGACATCAATACTGCTCTTTGGATCTGTGACTTGTTCATGGAAAGAGTAGAGACAGAAGGAGCAACTTGGACATTATTCTGCCCAGATGAAGCAGAGGGTCTAGTTGACGCTTATGGCGATGAATTTAACAAGCTATACAAGAAGTATGAAAAGATGGCTGAGAATGGTGAAATAAAAAACTTTAGAGTAATTGAAGCCAAAACCTTGTGGAAGAAAATTCTAAAAATGCTTTTTGAAACAAGTCACCCTTGGCCTACTTTCAAAGACAATGCAAACTTTAGATATTCTAATATACATTGTGGCAAACTTCACGGCTCCAATCTTTGCACTGAAATTTTCTTGCATACTATCTCGTCTAAATACGGCGGAAATGATGTATTCGGTGAAAAGACTGAAACTGGAGAAACGGCTGTTTGCAACCTAGCTTCTGTGTGCCTTCCTAATCACCTGATTAAGAAAGAAGATGGAACATATGAAATTGATTATGACAAATTGAAGAAAACAATTAAAAGCCTTGTTCGCGGATTGGACAATGTTATTGATATCAACTTCTACCCAACACGCGAGGCCTACAATGCGAACTCTAGACATAGACCTGTAGGTATGGGCACAATGGGATGGGCAGACGTTTATGCTAAACTAGGCATCGTGCAAGACTCTGACGAAGGCATCGCTCTTGCTGATGAGTTGATGGAATTTGTTTCCTATCAAGCAATTATGACATCTAGTGAACTTGCCAAAGAACGAGGTCGTTATAGCACTTTTGAAGGTTCCCTTTGGGACCAGGACATTCTTCCTATTGATACATATAACAATCTTATGGACTGGAAGAAAAATGGAATTAAAGTCGGAGGTGGCGGCAAGCTGGACTGGGCTCCAGTAAGAGAGCATATCAAAGCTCACGGCATGAGAAACTCTAACACAATGGCTATTGCCCCTAATGCGTCTATTGCATACATTCTTGGCTGTGAGCAGTCTATTGAACCGTTCTTCCGTATGTTATTCAGATATGAAAACCTTTCTGGCAACTATATGATTGCAAATGAGTTTTTTGTAGAAAAGATGGTAGAAGCTGGACTATGGTGTGAAGATTTTGCAGAGGCTCTTGCTGAAGCGGATGGAGATGTAACTCTCTTGAATATACCAGATGAATATAAAGAGCTATTTAAGCCTGCGCCAGAAAGAGATCAGTTAAAGCTAATTGAGGCTAATGCTGCAAGACAGAAGTGGGTTGATCAAGGAATCTCGTTCAATCTTTACAATGGAGGTCAGCAGAGCTTGACTGCTAAGGGCACTCCATCTTTGAAATTCTTGAATGACATATACGCTCATGCATGGTCCTGCGGATTAAAGTCTACTTACTATCTAAGAAACAAAGCTGCGTCTAAGGTGCAAAAGGTTACAGGTAAGCAAGTAAACGAAGAAAAGCCTAAATATGATGTTAAAAAATTACAAGAAATGCTTATGAATGGCGAAACTCTTTCTGATGAAGAATATGCTTTCTTGAACGAACAGGCAGCAGCTTGTAGTATAAATGCCGCTGAAAACGGCGAAGCGTGTGAGATGTGTCAAGGTTAATTAAAGGAGAATTATTATGAGTAAACTTTTCGATCCGAATCCAAGCGGAGTAGCACAATTAATTAATAGTCCTAATCAGTGGGCTAAAGATATGTGGCGTGATGGTTGTGCAAATCACTGGATGCCACAAGAAGTAGATATGAGCAAAGATGGAAAGCAATGGAAGGATGGGGAGACATTAGATGACTCTGAAAAACTTCTTATTAAAAGAACATTAGGATTGTTCGCCGCTGGTGAAAGCCTAGTTAACAATAGCATTGCTTCTGTGGAAAGAGTATATATTACCGATGGTGCCTGCCGTCAATATATGTCAAGAAAAGACTTTGAAGAATCTCTTCACAACTGGACTGTGGAAACATGCTGTGAAGCATATGGTCTAGACGTAAAAGAAGTAGCTGAGGCATACAAAAACATTCCTACCATTAAGGCTAAGGATGAATTTCTAATGAAATCTCTAGACTCTTTTGACAAAGACTTCAATATCAATTCCAATGAAGGAAGACAGCAGTTTATCAAGAACATGTTTGTATTTTATATGATTTGTGAGGGAACATGGTTCTTTACTAATTTTGCTCTTATCTTAAGCCTGGGCAGACAAAACAAGCTTCCTGGTCTTTGTGATCAAATACAATACACACTTAGAGATGAATCTCTTCACGTTAAATTTGGCGAAACCGTAATCAATCAAGCCAGAGAAGAATATCCTGGCATTTGGACCAAGAAGTTCCAAGAAGAACTGGTTGACATTATGAAGGAAGGTGTAGGCATTGAAGTAGAATACGCAAAAGACATTCTGCCCAATGGGGTTCTTGGAGTAAATGCAGAAATGCTAGAACACTATGTTAAGTTCCTGGCTAATACCAGATTGAAATCTGTAGGTCTTGACTTTAAGTATGAAGAAGGAGCATCCAATCCATTTACTTGGCTTAAAGAACAGCAAGACTCTACTGGCATGACCGCCTTCTTCGAAAGAAGAGAAAAGAATTACCAGCAAGCTGGTGTTATGGAAGATGACTTTTAATAAGGAGATATTATGTCATTAAAAAAATATGCCTCAGAATATGTAGAAGGAGCTATCAAAACTAAAAGCTCTAATTATGATAGTGACTCTTTAAGCCCCGATTTAATACATGCCATACTGGGTATCGTTACTGAGTCGGCAGAATTCATGGCAGGAGTAGGAGGCAAAGATACCTTCTACGCAGACAGAACAAACCTAAAGGAAGAAATTGGAGACATATGCTGGTATCTTGCAATCGCTCAAAAGCATTACGATGACAACGGAGAAGACGTTGACATATTTGGAGCAGAAGCATATGATATTGAATTTAAGAAAGTAGATGCCTTCTGCGAACTGCTTGTAGTTACCGCTGGCGAGTTGACAGATGTTGTAAAAAGATCATTTTATTACGGCAAAGGCAGTAGTACCCCGTCTATTTCTGATTTGCCCTGTTTGTTTGAAAAAACGTTTATGATCTGCCAAGCTCTAGCTAAGATGCTTAATGCAGATATTGAATCTATTATGAAGACTAATCTAGAAAAACTTCAAGCCCGATTCCCAGACAAGTTTGATACCGAACAGGTGTTTAACAGAGATTTACAAAAAGAAAGAAAAGTACTTGAGCAACAATAGGAGCCATTGCCATGTTAAATAAAAACGGAGCGTCAAAACAGTATCACTTAAAATTTGGTATCAATCAGCCAATTCCATCTGATAAAGAAGTTCAAGAGTTTTTAGATGAAATGAGAAGAAGAGCAAATGATAAGGGGATAGTAATTTCCGAATTCGATCAGGAATGCTTAATGGAAGTTGACCCCAATCAAATGAGTCTTTTTGAATAGGACATTTGAGTCATTATTAACTTGTTAGTGCAGACTTCTAAAAAAGAAGTCTAATCCATTAAAACAAAGGAAAATAGAATAAAACCGATAATTAATAACTATCGGTTTTATTTTATTTTACGGCGATAATAATGGCAATAAACAATTCAAATACTATTTTTGTCTACAATCAAAACGATCCTGAAAGTCTAGATATAGCCTTGCAATATCAAAATATTCATGATCTTGATTTGTCGCATCTAATACCTATTAATTGTTCTTCAAATGAGATCCTGTCTAATTATTCTATATTTCAATCTGAGGTAGAAAACCCAATACTATCAGCAATATCAGGCCTAAGTGATATATGGGTAATTGTTCTTGGATACAACGTGCCTGGGGGCTTCTATGATGGTTCTGATATCATCTCAGCTACATCAAGGCTTTCTAGAATAAATCATGTTTATTCAAAAGAAGAGAGAAATCCGCTATTCGACAGGAAGGTATTTAAAAGATATAATGAGCAAGATGATTCCGCAGACAGGCTCGACTCAGATGTAGCTCTTATTTGCTCAAGAATTGACGGGCCAAATAAAGAATTTGTAGAAAAAATATTATTTAAATCAAAATGTGCATTCAATACAAATGAAGTTAATGGCAGATTCTATATCGATCCATATTCTGATTTAAACGGAACTCTAGCCGATCAATATCAAACGACAATAACTGATTTTCAAAGTGGAATACTGCCCAGTTTAAATCTAGAAATTTGTGCTACTTTTTTTATTGATCCTTATATAGACTCCGTTCATCATCAGCTTGTAGAAGACTCTTTTTATTGGGGTTGGTTTACAGACAGGGGGTCAGAATATTTTTTCAGAAGTACAGATACTACTAGGCTGTTTTTTTATAACGCCGATTATGACGGCGCAGAATCCATTAGATATGCAAATCCTGATAGATGGCCACAATTAGCTTTGGCGAATGGATATGTGTCAACTGCTGGTGCTATGAGCAATCCTGGAATTGATGGATTTTTAACCCCTGAGCCATTCTTTGTGGCCCTTAGAGAACAGGCGAGGCTAGGGGAAGCAATGTTATTTTCTATGCCATATTTTAATTGGACAATATCTTTCTTCGGAGATCCTCTATTGCAGATGGTGTTCCCTGCCACATATCAAGAAGAGCTTCTTGAGGATAGAGATATTGCTCTTGTTACAAATAGAGAATTGCTGAACGAAATATTGCTTGAAGACTTTGCCAGACTCATAGCCTACGGCATTTATAGAGATTCAAGAAAAGAAGACATAAGAGATTCAGTCGCGTTCAGTTTAGACATACCTCTTGAAGTAGATCTTTTAGTTTTGTCTCAAAATCTTCTTGATGGAAATGATTTCTATGACATTCAAATAAATGACTTGTCAGACAAAATAAATCTTTACTTAAGAGAAAAAGTTGTTAAAGATGTTAAGGTAGAAAATAATCTGGAATTATCAGAAATGAGTAATATTCAAGACTATCTTTCTTATTATTCTATAAAAATCAGTTCTATATTGTCTGAGTATTTAAACGTAACAGATTCTACTCTTTTTTACACTGAAGGCTCTTGGACTGTAGAGCTTCCAATATTAGAAGAAAGTTCAAGTTATGAAGATTATCATTTTGAAATACAAGTAAGCTCAGAAGAAGACTTTTCAACAATTATACATACGATTGACTCGGAGGCAGACCAAACTAACTGGACATATGAAGAAAATGAAAATAGCTACTCTGGAATTCCCACTGAAGGAGTAGGCTCCAATTTTGCTAATAGAAATATTAGATATTTAAGTAAAAACTCAGAGCTTTTAACTACTGCAGAGCTTTATTATTTTAGATTAAGACAAAAAAGTTCTCTGGGGACTTATGACTGGAGAACATTTGAGGACATTATTTGGACATGATAAGTAGCTCAGAATACAAAGTTATATCAGACAAAATACACGAAATGCAAGATATTCTTGTAAATACAGCTAGCGTGGCCGTAGACATGCAGGCAACAACCAATGCATTGTCTTTGGCATACATAGCAGCAACGCCAGCAACAGATTTTCAAAACTCTGCAAACGAAGTAGATTATTTTGCAGACATTAACGCCCCCTTAGTTGGGATAGAATCAGCGGGCACTGAATTAACCGCTGGTTCCAGGCTAATCCCAATAGTAAGGGAACTGCAGTTGCACATTCTCGCTAGATATGATTCTATTGATGAATGGCTAGGCGAGTCTGGCATACTTGTTAAGCAAAGATTTTATGATCTTTCTAATGATTTAGGGTATGAAATCAGCCCAACATACTTGGAGTAAAAAATGGGACGTAAAAAGAAATTAGATATCGGTGGAATTGTTAAAGATATGAAGCAAGGAATTGTTTCTTCTAGTTCCTCCTCAAGTAGATATATACCTAGCATTGTCGAGTTTATCGAATCTCCAAAATACCTAGGTTTTTCTAAAGAAGCTGATCCAAAAGCAATTGTTTTGCACCCAGCACAGATGATTGCCTTGAAGATATTTTATAGAAACTCTCCTGGCAATGAAAACATAACTCTTACAGAGAAAGAAATAAAATTCTTGAAAGATAAAGGCCTCTATAAAGATAGCGAACTAAACAAGGGAAGTGTTCTAGAAAAATGGGAAAGTGGGGTCATATTTAATGAACTAGTACTTGTATGGGGCAGACGTTCAGGAAAAGATTTTATCACTGGCATCATTGCTCTTTATGAGGCATGTAGGCTTCTTGAAATGTCTGACGGCGACCCTTACGCATTTTATGGAATTGGTGCTGCTAACGAAATTACTATTCTTACTGTGGCTGGCGCGGCTGATCAGGCTGGAACTGCCTTTAGAGAAATTGAAGGAAAATTCTTTGATTGCAAATATTTTGAAGACAAATATATTACAGAGGGTATTACTGGAAAAGAAATACATATTCTTACAAAGAGAGATAAAATAGAAAACGCCAAAAGAAAAGAGAAAGGACTGGGCCCTAAGAAAGGTTCTATTTCTATTGAGGTGGGTCACTCTAACTCTGCATCTCTTCGTGGTAAGCAAATTTACGTTTGTATTTTGGACGAAGTCGCGTTTTACAAAACTACATCTGGATCAAGTTCTGGAGATCAAATCTATCAGGGTCTTGCTCCCGCTGTTAAAACATTCATTAGAAAAAAGCCAATGTTCGATGAAAATGGCAACCCTGTTCTAGATGAAGACGGCAATCAAAAAGAGCAAAAATTCTTCGATGGTAAGATTATTGCTATTTCTTCGCCGTGCGGCGAAGAAGGGTTGCTTTGGAACTTATTTTCCAAGGCAGACTCTGCGCCTCAGAGACTAGCCTTTAGAATGCCAACTTGGGAAGTAAACTTGTTTTTTACTAGGGATGATCTTAAGAAAGAATTTCCTGACCGAAGTGAAGAAGAATTTAACATGGAATTTGGTTCTGAATTTTCGGGATCAGCAGGTGCAACATTCTTTACTAGAGAAATGGTCGATGCAGCCTTTAGTCCTGGCTTAAAAACAAGAGAAGTCAGTCAGCCAGGATGGTCCCACTTTTTTCACCTTGATCCAGCTACAAGCTCTCACAATTACGCCCTCGCTGGGGTTCATAAAGAGGTTTTCATAAAAGACAATAAACAAGATTTTAGAATTGTGGTTGACATGCTAAAATTTTGGCATCCAGAAGGAAAGGCCATACCAGTCAATGTTATAGATAATTATGTATTGAGCTTAAGAGGTAGATTTCATATAGCCAAAATAACTTACGATCAACACAGATCAGAAAATAGCATTAATCTTATGAGAAAGCATGGTCTTCCTGCTATTTTGACTACTTTTCATACAAAATTTAAAATGAAGATATATCAAGAGCTTTATAACTTATTGGCTGAGGGCAAGATCTTGATACCCGATGATGGAAGTGAGGGGTCTAAGCTTTTAAAACAGGAGCTGTATAATCTTCAAAGAAAAGACACATATCAAGGATGGAAGGTCTTCCCAAGTAAGGATGCCGATACAAAAACTGATGATTTATGTGACGCACTAGCTGCTGCAGTGTTTCAGTGCCGACATTCTATGATAGAGGCAATGCCTCAGGGTGTCTTGATCAATTCTCCTCAGGCTGGGGGTAGTAATATGGTCTGGAATGGTCCTCAAGGGCCAATAGGAATGGGTTCTGGTCAACAAATCACAGATTGGCGAGAAAATATCAATTCTTGGCCACAAAGATTGAGATAATAAAAGGAATTACAATATTTTTGCAGAAAATAATTAATGCACTAGGAGGCAATAATAAAATGGCTTATAATCATAAAACAGCACAGCAGAAACCATACTCTAAATTACTTTTAGACCAAGTAGATGAGTACGATACCAGCAATCATGGTTGTAAAAACTATGACAAAATGCTTGAAGAAGAAAGAAAAGATGATGCCGATCACACCGATAAAGGCTCTCTTGTCATGGAAAAGCAATTAGAAAAAGAGCAAAAAACTGCTGATTACGAGATATTAGAGAAAAAATTAAATACTCAAAAAACTGATCTAAATGAATACTCAAGTTCATTTAGAAACGACAAAGGCGCTCATCCTATGGATTATTTCCAAGAAGGTGAAAAGGCTGAGAAGAAGGCCTACAATGCTGCTGAAGAGAAGAAAAAAGACAAAAGAAAGATGGATGAAATCGCTGGAGAGCAAATGATCGGCGAGAAAACTACGATTGTAGGCAATGAGTATAAAAGCCAATTGCTTTCTAATTATGATAGCAGAGAAGATTTTGAAAAGAAAAACAAAGCCATCAAAGAGGCATCTACCACACTTTTAGAAGCCGATGCATACTTGTTTGCCATTTACAAAACTGCCAATGAAGCTGGAAGGCCACTTTCTGAAAAAGAGCAACTAGCAGTAGACAGTGTTACTGAAGCTAAGATAAAAGTTTTAGCACAATTAGAGGGCTGGACTGAAGATTTAGAAGATGAGTCTACTCCAATTGAAATAGAAGGAGATAGGCTAGAAGAGCAACTAGAGTTTAATTCTATGTCTGAAGATACAGGCTTAGAACAAGAAATGACCTCTGAGCCAGTTAACATGTTTCAATGGGCTGAAAAGGCCAAGGCTGAAATAAACGCTGCAGAAACTGGACAATATGGAGAAATCATCGACAGGCTTCTTGGAGAAGCTAAAAATAAGTTTGACATGAACTTCAGAGAAGCAGAAGAATTCATTAGAGATGAAGTTCTTTCTTGATGAATTGGTATAAGAAAAAAGACAAATCTAAGAAAAAAGACAAATCTAAAGATCAGGAAAAATCTAAAGATTTTATGTCTATATCTGAATATGGGATGGACGCCACGCAGCGTCCCACTGGAAGTACAATGGATTCTAACGATGAAGTAAGACTATATTAGTGCAGTCTTTCTTTCCCTATAAAATCTAAAATCTTCTGTTTATATTGTTGTCTTAATTTCTCGGCTGTAGCCGAATCGACTCCGAATTCATCATCAAAAGCCATAAAGAAATTGTGAGAATACTTCTCTGCCACCCCATCGTAGTCTGGAGCTTCATTTTTATCTCTTGTTCTCTCCGCTAGCATTTTTAACGACATAGCTGTGGCCCTAATCTCTTCTTCTTTCATTAGATGCGACAATATGTCATCTCCCCAGTAGGTGTCAAAGTCTTGTGTTCTTTCTTTGTATTCCTTTAGATGTTCAAGTTCGTGCCTTATGCCAATTAATAGTTTTTCTCTAATAGCCTGCATATTCTGTAAGTTGAATTCAGAATAGGGAATATCTAAATTCAATTGAATTTTAAAATCAGAACCCCATAATCCTAAAAATTCCCCGTCAATTCTAAGAAAGCTATCTGGCTCAACATTAACTAAAAGATTAAGTACCAATCCAACATCTGACTGGCCAAACACGCCATGAGGTTGCTTGTACTCATAGACGTTGTAGTGCTTGCGGTATTTTCTTCTGGCTGCGTCTGGCCCTTTTCGCTCAACGGCTCGATCTCGCTGTATTATGCTTTGCTTAATTTTATCAACAAAAAAGTCCAAGATTTTTCTAGACAAGATATCATACTTACTAGTAGCTTCTTTGTACCAATTCATTTGCTTTTACCACATGCTTCCATCTTCAAAAAGCCAAACTTCAAAATAACTCTTGCCGTCATAAATTGGTGTCATCTCGCCATGGTCTTCAAGCCAGTCAGAAAGAAGAAGTTCATACATTCCAGCTTTATCAAATTGACTTTCATTGATAGCTTTCGTGTATAATTTTTTTAGCTCATCTGCTTTTGCAGCCATTCCTTGAAAGGTTCTGCTTTTGTTGCTCACCCAGTCTTCATATAGGCCTAAGTTTACATCGTCTGGCTGAGCCACTTCAAGCTCAGGCCAGCCGTATATATCTGCATTAGGATTTCTAGCTTTCTTATACCAGTTCATGTTATTAACGCTAGCAGTTCCATCTACGACGAGACTTGCATATTGGCTTGTCTGGTGTTTTTCTGCAATTGATGTTATGATCTTCCATTTGACCTTTGCTTCTTGCACAATAGCTATCTTGTCTCTTCTTTCTTTTTCCTGTAGGTTTGGATTCTGTAACAGGAGGCTTAAGGTCAGACCCAGGATTTGCTTTTTCATAAGATTTACGTCCTTTTTCATTTAGACCACCTTTATCAGACTTTCCTTCACTTCGCTGCCAAGCTGGAGATTTTTTGCCTTTTTTGGCTTCAATAATAACTTTTCTATTAGAAGCTACGTGGACATCGCCGCCAGGACTGCCATGGCCTCCACCAGAACTCCTAACATCTACGTCAATGAGAGATTCTGGCCCCATGACAACCCAGTACCTGTCCATCGCATCAGGTTGATCATCGTCTAGAATGCCTCTCTCACCCACATCGGTAGCTATCCAATTTTCCGCATCTGCATAAGAAGAGAACGGACCATGCAAGTCGCCTCGACTTCCTGCGTAGCCTTCTCCTTCTACCATGATTGCCATGCCAGCGGGGATTCCACCCTGAGGTTCTCTGTCAAGTTCTATTAGTTGGTCGTAGCCGTCTGATTGTGCAATTGTCTTTTTGCTATATATTCTTTTCATTTCATTTCTCCTGTGTCCGTAGGCCATTCTTCCTCGTACATTGTTCTTGCTCCACGAGCTTCTTGTAGCTGTAACTTTTTAAATAATTCCTTGTCACTTTCGTCTTCAGATTTCATTAACGCATTCCTTACTTCTGAATCATTGCTTCCAGAACCATATGGTTTAACATCTATTTCATATATTAATCCGTCTTCATGCTGAATCCACATTGAGGAACCTGAAGCGTGAAAAATGGAATGGATAGAAGGGATTACAGTATTTATTTTCCTTAAAATTCCGCTGGTGTCCGTGGGTATAAGGTCAGCTTGAACTTTTTTATGGGCTATTCTTTTCATTAATACCACCCGCTTTCGCTGTCTTGAATAGTAATTTGGAAAGGGCTGTCTTGCCAAATTTTCTTAGGGTTCCATCTTCTTCTGGCTGCTTCAACAATTTCTTCTGCTTCAGTATCGGTGAAATTTCTATCTTTAAAGAATCGTTGAAATGTTTTTACTGCGCCTTTGAATGTAACTGAGTTAGCTATCCTTTTAAGAGCTTCATTTTCAGTAAATGTTTTAGGAATGCTTTCGACTCGAACTGGAGGTTTGTTTTTCCTTACGCCAGAGCGAGGATCAAAAGATCCTCCTCTACTTGGATCATTAATGTCTGGATTGCTAGAGCGGTAGGATGGTTCTGGCTTCTTATCGTATTGAATGCTATTTAGGGCATGTAGAACTTTAACCCAAGCATTAAATGCCATTTGTATATTGTTTGTATTTTTTACAGCATAATCTAATTGTGCCAAATCATTTATTAGTGCCAAAGAGCCTCTATTTTGAGCATACTTTTTCATAAAAGTATTATGATCATTAATTGATGCTAATATCCCTTTAAGAATATCTTCGTTTGGCACGCTAGGGTCTGAGACAGAAGGCTTCTGGGATGAAGTTTGACTATTTGGTTCGGACTCAGGAGTAGAGGTGTCATCTTGAGATTCTTGATCAATTTGTGCATCAAATAACTGCAAGTCTCCGTATGCTGATTTTAATACACTCAGCATGTCATTGATATCACCAGACATGATCTCCTGAGCTTGCTTTTCTCCTTCTTCGCCCGAAACAATTAAACTTCTAATATGTTCCAAATTTTTCATTGATTTATCAAGTGATCTTTTTAGCTTGCCACCCAAAGCTAAATCTCTGAAGTAATTGCCAACAGAAGAAAATGGCACTTTAACTATTTCTCCAAGTCCACCTAGAAAATCTCCGAAACCAGCAGTCTTGATTTCTTCTAGTAAATTTTCACTTTCTTTTGTATGCATGCAAATAAGAAGTGATTCTAAGTCTTTGGCTAATTTTATGAATTCAGAGTTGTTTCTGGCAAATGTTTGAATATTTTCATCTGATAGTTTGTCAAATTTCTTATGAAAAGAAATTATTTTAGGAAGCATTTCATCTAATTGGTCTGCTTCTTTGAACATGCTTTTCTTGTCCAAATCATTAGCTAACTGTGCTATTTTAATCATTTTACATGCATCCTAAGGGGGTGTACACATTATATTATTGGGCGATTTTAAAAATTTTCCTTCAAGAACATTTGACTTTTTGGGGGTTGTTGACTATAATAGGTTCAGCAGGCCGAAGAATAAAGGTTATCTACCGTTTATAGAATCCCCTTTAATCGCTAACTCGTCTGAATTTTTCGCAGTATAAAATCGAATAAGAAACTTTATAGTGGAGTTCTTTAGTAGATCATGCTGGCTAACGGAGGTTCAATTCCTTCTACTGCGACTTTTTGATACGCAGGGTATCAAAAATAATCGCCTCTATTTGAGCCGAAATAATTGGATTATCTACAGATGACAAGTTCAGATGTGGCGTCCCAGAGGCGTCCAAGTAGGACACTGCTTTATTTTCTTCCAATTATAATAAAAATTGCTCAAGCGAAAAGAGATGGTCAACTCTTGACACCAAAAAACCAAAGCAGTGTTATGTATTATTCGCGCGATATATTTCCCAATAAGAGATAAATCGCTTTAACAGACCGAATGGATTGAACGTTATCTTCAAATGCTATATGAAACTGCGGCTACATGCCGCTCTCGTTCGCCGCAACTTGTCTGTAATTTTGATTGGTTAGCTTAACAGGAAAAGCACCTGTCAGATCGACAGGATGAATACGGTTCGAGGCCGTGACCGATCTTTTAAAAACGCTTTAGCAGGGCGAAAAACTGAAATATAGACTAAGAAAATAACCTTGTGGTTATGGTGTGTCTATACTCGTTTTAACATAAAAAGGAGCAATCGTTATGGCTAAGAACTACGCACAATTATCGGGCAAGACTAAGGCTGCTGCAATGTTAACTCCACAGAAGGAGAAGGCGGTAAAGGGTCAGGTCAAGAATAACGAGGGTGGATATGTCTTCAAGGTCGATGACTGGACAAGGCTTAATAGATTCTTGATTCTTGGTAGTGAAGGTCCAACCTATTACCAGTCTGCTGAGAAGCTGACTAAGCAGAATGCCAAGGCTGTTACTCGTTTGATCGAGAGCGGCGAGGGCATCAAAGTTGTTGACACTGTAGTTGAAATCAGCGATCAAGGCAGGGCATACAAGAATGGTCCAGCACTATTCGTTCTTGCTCTTTGTGCTTCTTACACTGCTAAGAAGTCCAAGGCAGAATATGCAACCGAGTTAAGAAGGTACGCTTTTGCTAACCTGAATAAGGTTGCAAGAATTGGTACTCACTTGTTTGAGTTCGTTCACTACGCAGACTCCCTTCGTGGCTGGGGCAAGGCCTTTCAAAAGGCTGTTGCTAACTGGTATAATGAAAAGACCGCTGACAAGGTTGCTTATCAGGTCTGTAAGTACGCAAGCAGAAGGCTTGAAGGCGAATTGGCTTGGAGTCACCGCGACTTGCTAAGAAAGACACACCTAAGGCCAGCTACTGCGGCTCACGACACTGTGTTCCGTTATGTAACTAAGGGCAAAAAGGCCTTCAGTGACGCTGAGTGGGCTGAACTTAAGGATTCCAAGGAATTGGGATATGTTTGGGCCCACGAAGAAGTTAAGAACGCAGAGAAGGCTTCCGAAGTTAAGGCTTTGGTTAAGAACTATAATCTTGCACAAGAATCCATTCCAACCGAATGGAAGAAGGATGTAACTGTTGGTAGGGCATTGCTTGAAAACATGCCAATTACTGCTACTATTAGGGGCGTGGGCAAGCTCACTGCAAACGATGTTATTAAGCCGCTTAGCAAGGAGGCCTCTATTGTTTGCGATAGAATCACTAACGAAGAACTTATCAGAAAGGGCAGGGTTCACCCATTGCAATTCCTGATTGCTTTGAAGACCTATCAGTCTGGCGGTGGTTTCAGAGGAAGCTTGAACTGGACTCCAATTCCTCAGGTGTGCGATGCACTGGAAGAGGGTTTCTATAAGGCATTTAACTATGTAGAGCCAACTGGCAAGAACTACATGTTAGGAATTGACGTTAGTGGTTCTATGGGCAGCTATAGATGTGGCGGGGCAGACTGTCTTACTGCTGCCCAAGGTGCAGCAGCAATGGCAATGACTATTGCTAGAACTGAAAAGAATTATGACATGAAGGGCTTCCATCATGGTCTGGTTGATTTGAAGATTAAGGCTACTGACTCTTTGGAAACTGTCTTGAAGAAGACAGGCATCAACAACTGGGGTGGCACTGACTGTTCTGTGCCAATGCAGTATGCCATTGACAACAAGCTAGATGTTGATGTGTTCGTTGTTATCACTGACAATGATACTCACTCTGGAAAAAGCGGTCACCCGTTCCAGGTTCTGGAGAGATATAGAAAGGAGAGAAACAAGCCAGAAGCTAAGTTGATTGTTATGGCTATGACTCCAACTAACTTCTCCATTGCAAACCCTGAAGACCCAGGAATGTTCGATGTTGTTGGCTTTGACGCTAGTGTGCCAAGGGTCATTAGCGAATTTGTCAAGGGTAATATTTAAGTCCTACACAGGTGAGGCCTCGGCCTTGCCTGTTTTCTTTATGCAAACCCTTACGTTCAAATAGGGGGTTTTTGCATGCCCTGCTAAAAAGCCAATAACATTATATGGATAATAATTTGGCTTTGTATGAGACTGGCCTGTAGGCACCAGTCTCATATTTTTTTAGAGGTATTTTCATATTTTAATGCAATTATAATGCATGACATGGTATCTAAAACAAATTAAAATTGCTGCTCCGAAAGATAAGATCAGAAGATTTAACGTCACTGATCCTGTTTTGCAAGTATTTATTCAGCAATATGAAAAACTTGTAGATTGGAATACGGTCAAAAACGAAGAAGAAATTCAAGATTATATTTACGACATTTTGATGCCATCAGTAATTTCTCAAATAGAAAGAGACTCTTCAAATAATGTCTATATTAAAGATGTAGACCTAGAAGCGCAAGCTCAGCAATTAGAGAATGACCCCACCTTTATTCATCACCCACAATATCAGCAGGCAATGCAGGCAATGCAATGGTACCGAATGTATCCAGAGCAAGCCAAGCAACAAGCAATGGCGATTGTTAATGATGAGAAAGAACAGGTGTTTGATAAGTGGTGGAATTATCTTACAGAGGTTAACGAGGAATATAGTGACAATCCAGCTTGGCAGTATATAATAATGAATTCTTTAGTTAAATCTTCTCCTGATACTTCTCAAACAATGCCAATGACACTAAATGCAGAAGCGCTGGCTGAAATATGGTATGGACTAAAAGAAAATCCTGTGCCATTTAACTTTATGAAAAAATATCAAGAAGTATCTGCTAGAATTGATGCTAAAAATGCAGAATTTATTGCAACCGATGAAACTGGAACAAACGGGTGGATTTCAATTCCTGGCCAAAAAAATGATCCTCAAAACTTTGAAGAAAATGTAGAGAAACTTATTAGATTCTCTCATGGAAATGATTGGTGTACGGCAGCAGGAGGAGCAGGTGGTTTCCTAAAGCAAGGGAACTTCTGGCTATACCTTGAGGGTGGAAGGGCAGTTGTTGCAATAAGAACATTGGACACTGGAAGTCAAGAGATGGCAGCAGAAATACAAGGGCCAGGAAACAATCCGCCCCTAGGTCAAGTCCAGCAAATTAAACAATTTATAGATTCTAATCCAAACATTATTTGGGACAAGGCTATACACTACCAAACTTTAATGGAATCTCTGTCTCAACAGCAGCCTCAACAGCAATTTACTGAAGAGCCTGAAGAAGACGAAGAAGATTGGGAGGCATTGCAAGCTGAATGGGATGCATTTGACCAAATACACGGAACCGAAGAAAAGCAGGCTTCTAATAATTGGTATAAAAAAATAACAATCTGATAAAAATAGACTTGACAAAATGCTTAAAATCAAGTATTCTATGGCAGAAATGCACTGGTTTTAATAGGAAAAATATCATGAAAAGAATAGAGCCTCAAAACATTGAGGGCAAGACCCTTTATATCTTGCGTGGACCATCTGGTGTTGGCAAAAGCACTTTAGCGAAAGAGCTAGGGGCTAAAGAGACTTTTTCTGCTGATGACTATTTCATGAAGGGTGACAGTTACGAATTTGACCCCAACGGCCTTGCCTCTGCTCATGGAACTTGTCAAAGATTGACAGAAGAAGCCATGCAAAAGGGAGTTTCTCCTGTTGCTGTTGACAATACTTTTACTACTAGGCGAGAAATTAAGCCATATGCTATTCTTGCAAAAAACTATGGCTATAAATTAGAATTTGTTGAGCCTGACTGGACACCTGATCTTAGAAATGAAGATGGTACTTGGAATGCTGATTTCATCGAGCAAATGCAGAAAAACCCAGATAGGGCTAGAATGAACAAAAGTCTTCCAAGGAATGTTGTTGACAAAATGGTAAATAGATATCAGTACGACCTTGATCCTAATGACATCGTGTAACCATGGGCTATACAGAATACAACGCGCAACTCACTCCTGAATTAAAAGGTCTTATATTAGAATTTGTACAAACTAATAACGCAAGTCCTACAGGCATATGGAGAGACTTTCAATGCGTCCATCGTTCTTGGAGGAACTTGCAAAATTTTGTTGACGCAGGATTGCTCATAGAGTCAGATGTGCCCGACGAGCCTGATGCCACAGATTATCCTGATACATCGTCTGATGCAACAGTTCAATGTCCAGAAAGCTGCTGTAAAAACTGCATGCCCGTTCGAGGTTGTCAGTGTGCATTTTGTCACGACAAAACTTACGAGCCACCACCTACAGGCTAATTTATTCTGAGATATTATTCTGTGAACTGGCCTGATCTGACCCTTTAAGCTTATCAAAGAAATTGGAGAATGGAGACTTTCCTTTCTCAGCGCCAGTATCTAGCTGTTGCTTTAATTGTTCAAAGTCTATGTGGTTGGGATTTGCTCCCACTCCCTTTAGTTCGCCTCTTCTAATCGGTTCTGGCTTTGGCATTTAGTTCTCCTTGAGTTCTATTAGTTGGTCTTTGATTTCTTTCAATTTACAATTATATGGATACCATCCTTTAGGCATATCAGATAGATATTTATTGATAGTATGATCATATATCATAGCCCATTTATTCTGTAGTTCAATAGACTGTGTTTTTATTTTATCTTTCGATGAACTAGTTGAGATTTCAGCATATTCTTCTGCTTCTTTTTTTATTTCATGCCATTCTTCTACGGACTCAGGAATACCGCCCCAATGGAGAATTTTATTGTCAGAAGAAATAACCCACTTCTTGAATTTAAATGGGTTATTGCTTTTAGCTATTAGTTTCTTGGTAAAATTAACAGTATTTAGGTCGTATCCCAAATCCTCTAGTTCATCAAGCGGCATGTAAAGAGGCGAATCGTCTGAGTCGTTTACCGACATTAGGTCTTCTGAAAAATATATTGTTTTAAGAACAATATCTACTTCTTTAATGCTTGCCTTCTCATTGTTGTAGTTGTCGGCAAGCTGGCCCCATGCATAGGCCTTCTTGACTCCATGAATAGCTGTTAAATTAGCTACCAGTTGGCCCAAGTCATCTTTAACCTCTGAAATTTGAGGCATACTTTTTTTATACCAAGACTTTGTTTTCATAGTGTTATATATTTTTTATTTATTAAAAATCCTTCTTTATTATTGTGACGAAGGCGTAATAGACGATAATAGTATAAACGGATTTTGAGGAAAATTTATGTACAAGTATCAAATAATCGGATCATTTTTAGGGACCGCTGTAGGCGATGCTCTTGGCATGACTGTAGAGATGAAAACTCCAGAATTTATTAAAGATAAATATGGCAGGATAACAGACTACATACAGGTTGAGGGAGAAGTTAAATCTAAAGGCGAATGGACCGATGACACACAACTTATGCTTGCGACAGCAGAGGCTATGATTGAAGCAAAAGGCTTTGATATGGATGCAATAGCCGAACATCACAAAAAAGCATATAAAGAATCAACCTTCGGCTGGGGCGCAAGCACTAAAAGTGCCGTAAAAAACATGACAGAAGGCACAGCTTGGCACAAAGCAACAGAAGTAGCCTACTTTGGCCAAGGATCGGGAAATGGCGTTGTCATGAAGCTCCTGCCAGTGGCAGCGTATTGCGCCAAGAAAAAGATAGATTTTAAGGAAGCATCTAAGATACTTTGGAATTTTACTGCAATGACCCACACTAGCACAGTGGCGCAGCAAGCCACTTTTGCTCACTACACTGCACTACGAGATATCTTTGACTCTGGGCAAAGTAAATTTGATTCTGCTACATTTATAAACAAAATACATAAAGATTTAACAGAATATTCTTCTTTTGCTTTTTATAGTGTAGACAAAGAAGAAAACTTGATAAAACAATACGATAGAATCAAAGATCTTCCCCTGATGCTTGATGAATCTAATGATGCAGAACAATTTAGAAGCACTATAGGAAAGGGTGGGTGCTATGTCTATGAAAGCATACCCTTGGTTCATGCTATATTTTTAACTGATCCTATGAATTTTGAATGTGTAATTAATACTGTTAATTATGGCGGGGACACAGGCAGCAATGCTTCTATGGTTGCTGGATTGCATGGGGGACTAGTAGGAGAAAAACAGATACCAAAGAATTTGATTAAGGAATTAGAGGGCAAAGACAGGACTATTGATGTGGCAAACAAATTTTGGGAGTTATTAAATGATTGATGAAACTCACATCTGCATTAATGGAAACTATCTTGAACCCTTAGAAAACCTAAGAGCAAGCCCTACTCCAGGAAAAAAGATTGCAATTCAGGGAGAGCCTCTTGAAATAAGATGTGCCTTCAGGTACCATGACGAAGAGAGAACAATTCTATATATTGATTTAATGAGAGATATCAAAAAGCAATGAATAAAACAATAGTTACAATAACGAATAAAGACTATCTAATAGGAACATATGTAATGTTCTATAGTCTTTTAAAAAATGGCAATATCAACAATTTTACATTTCATGTCATGACTGATGGTGATGTAGATTTATTAAAGCTTAAGGGAACGCTATACAATATATCATCAAAACTCAAAAAAGAAGTTGAGGTAAATATTAGCTTGCTAGATTTTGATGTCAAGGGAAATACTTTAGAGTTTTACAAAAACGCTCTTGCTAAATTTAATGTGTTCAAGCTAGATTATGAAGAATTGGTTTTTTTAGATTCGGACTTATTAATACTTGGTGACATATCTGAATTATTTAATATAGAAGCGGATTTTGCTGCCTGCAAAGACATGGGGACTACTAGTGAATTTAATACAGGGGTCATGCATATTAAAAAGAGTTGGCTGAAAGAAGAATTTTATCATTGGCTTCTTAACTCTGCTGAAAAAAGATTTTCATACAGAGGAGATCAAGAACACATTAATGATCTAGTTAAAAATAACTACGAAGTTATTTCTCCTTACTACAATACCCTAAAAGATCAACATAGACATCTGGGCAGTTGGATACATAATGTAAAAATATTGCATTATATTTCTAAAAAACCATGGCAACCATATAACCCCAATTTACACAAATCTGGCAATCTGGAATATTTAGGAATAGAAAAATTATGGTTTGAATATTTTCATGAATTAAACTTGAAAAACTATTATCTATTTAAAGACAGAACTGAACTCATTAAATATGTTGCAGATCAATATCCAAAAGGGTACGGAGTAGAAGTAGGAGTTCAGGAAGGAAAATTCTCAAAGACAATCTTGGAAAATTGGGATTGTGAAACTCTATTTTTAATTGATCCATGGGAAGAGTTTGAAGAATATAAAAATGACTTAGGAGCAGTTTCTCAAGAGCAGCATGAACATAATCTTAATAAAACTATAGCAAATACATTTGGGTATGATGATAAAGTAGAGATCATAAGAGACTATAGTGTTAACGCTGCCAAAGAATTTCACGATGAAAGCCTAGACTTTGTTTACCTTGACGCTCGACATGATAAAAAAGGCATTAAAGAGGATATTGAGGCCTGGTGGCCCAAGGTGGCCAAGGGTGGGATTTTAGCGGGGCACGACTATGCTAACTATAATAATCCCAATAACTTGATCGAAGTCAAAGAAGTAGTAGATGATTTTTGTCCAGAAGTAAATTGTACTCTTGACGGACCATTCCCCTCTTGGTGGATAAAAAAAACTCAATAAAGCATAATCTAATGTCATTCTTTAAAGGAAAAAATCATGAACATTTGAAATAAAAAGTGCCATGAGTAGAAAGTTTTCCAATAAAAGAATAGTTAAAGTTAGGTCCAAAAAATCTAGAAAGTCCAAGAAAAATAAAAGCAATCCAACTACACCTTCGACCAGTAGCTTGCAGTTGTTTTTAATGACTAAAAACGAAGACAATTTAATAGATGATTGGTTAACATATCATTCTCATCTTGTGGGGCCAGAAAATATTTATGTTATTGATTCTTCTGACTCTAAAAAAGTATTAGAAATTTATGATAAACATCCAAAAATAAATCTGTTTAAAACAAATGAGAATCTTAATGGACTTAGTAATTATATAACATACTTGATTCATAAATATAAAAAAGATTTTGTTATTAAAATGGACACTGATGAATTTTTGGCCTATGAAGAAAATGGGCAAATTAAAAACTCAAATTTTTTAGAACAAATAAATAAATTGCCCAAAACTCAAATGAGATACAGGGCAAAGGGACAATATGTCAGCATTCCCATAGAAAATTGCCAAAGACCCTGCTTTGATTTGCTGGATTTTTTCCCTTTTGATTATAATCTAAGATACAAAGCTTTTTTTCACTCATCAGGATTTGTTGGCATGGACCTAGGAGGGCATCATGGTCAAGCAAAAATTGCTGGCGACATAGAAACTAATTTAGTAGTTATCCATTATCACTTCAAGAGTTTTGATGAATATATTAAACAAACAAAAAAAGTTCTTTTATCACATGGATATATTAAGGAGGAAGACAACGACAATGTTGCATTAAAGAAACTAAAAGAACACAGAGGCAGTGTGTCCCACCACCGAAAAGATTTTTATATAAACTACTTAAAGTCTGGGAAAGAAAAATTTGGAGTATTTTGCGATAAACACCAGGGTACACAAGAAATAGATTTAATAAAAGAAACTCTTATAGGCCAGAATAGACCTCTAGTTAATCCAATAATATCGAAAATGATTGAAATCTATGGCCAAGAAGGATTTGAATTTGTCTTTGAAGATCAATCTAGAGGTCTATTAATGAGACATCCTAGTGACCCTATTACCGATCTACTGAATGATCCAATGGTTAAAAATTTGGAATTCTTGCCCTGGGGAATGGCATGTTCAACAAATGATATAGAACTCTTTCATCGCATGACTAGGAATGTTGATGCACGGAACATATTTATCGTTGGCAACGCATGGGGGTTTAGCGCTATGTGTTTTGCGGCAATGTGCCCTTTAGCAAATATTGATGTTATTGATGCCGAAGATGCTTGCAACCCTGATGTTCAACCTATTTTTGGACCTAGACTTAAAGAATTTACTGCAACGGCAAGAAAAGTTGCAGGCAAACACTATCCAGGAAGAGTCAATATCACAACAGGTTACTCGCCTCAAGATACTCTAAATGCAATTAGGGAAGGTGTGAAATATGATGTAGTATTCATTGATGGAGAACATACCAATGATGCAATGAAAGCAGATTATTATGGTATTAAAAATTATCTATCCGAAAAATGCATCATATTTTTTCATGACATTAGAATTGGTAATTTACATAGTGGCATGAAAGATATTATTGAAAATGCTAAAAAGGACGGGTTTGACTATTTTCAAGTAGATGTTCCTGAATCCAGCTTTGGAATGGGAGTGATTGCAAGAGGAATAAGCCCTTTGTAAGGTGTATGTAAAATGAAAGTACTATACTTAACTCAAGTCCATTCAAGTATCCCCGACCGCTATAAAAACCTTTCTAACATAGTGGCATTGTCCTACAAGGAAAGAAGTAACCAGACAGCCTTCTTTGCTCCCAACACAAGCTGGACAGAAGGCAGAAATCTACTTATCTATTATGCTCACAATACTCCATCTTTGAAAAAGTATGACTATTATTGCTTGTTAGATGAAGACTTAGAATTAGATGACTGGTCAGGGCTAGAGAAAGAAATAGAGACTTTAAAGCCAGAAATTGCTACTCCTCGTTGTTGGGACTATAGTTCAGGTAAACAAACATTCGGCGGGATAACATCACAAAACTTTAAGGTTAATTCTGAAAATTACAAATATCAAACCGTTGATTTTTATGACGCTGCCTGCAACTACTTTTCTCGCAAGGTGTTTTTTGACTCAAGGATATTTCCATATGTTGAAAAGTACGATAAAGATAGCTGGTGGACATCTCAATTTATTCACTTCACTAGAACAAACAAATACTATGCAAATGAGATAGTTCAGTTCAACATGTTTAATATAAGTAATGTTCAGCACAGGCCCTACCCTAGAGGACTTAAATCCTTTAGTGTTGCGGCTCAAGAACAAAGACAAGAACTAGGAAATATTTCTATGTCCGAAACATTAGGTTTTAATTGGCCACTGGAGTTAAGAGTGCATGCATCTAAAAGGAAAATAAAAAATGCCTACAGCAGTAATCACAACCATTAATGATTTTCAAAACACCTTGATATCAAAAATCAAATATCCTGCTATAATAGTAGGAGACTTGAAAACCAATCAAGAAACTTATTGTGGATTTAATTACATCGAAGCGGATTATGATAGCAAACTATCTAGACTTTTACCCTTTAATCATTACGCAAGAAAAAATCTAGGGTACATTGCAGTAAAGAAATCTGATTGCATAATAGATACTGATGATGATACTTTTCCAAGCAAAGATATATTTAGTTGGAAAAATTTTAAACGAGACATAGTAACTTCGCCTGCAACGCCAAATGTTTTAAGACTATTTACAGATCAAAAAATATGGCCAAGAGGATTTCCTTTGGAAGAAATAAATAACAAGCAGGCAATCGAGGCGCGCCCAACAAACTTAGAGCCATCTGTTGTACAGAGTTTGGTAGCTGGCAATCCAGACGTTGATGCTATTTGGAGGTTGACAAGAGAACAAAAAGTGCAATTCGCAGATAACAAATGCTTTGTTCTTGATAACAATGTTTTTACCCAAGGGAACACTCAGGCTACATTATGGATCGATCCTAGTATTTATTATTTACTTTACATTCCTTCAACAGTTTCATTTAGATTCTGCGATATTTTGAAAATGTACGTGGCACAACGATGTCTGTGGGAGCTAGGAAAAAATATGGCGGTATGCTCTCC